TGATCGGGAAAGATCGCCCCGCGAAGGAATCGCTCCACGCGGCGCTTCAGCCATCGGATCGTGAACTGGAATCCGTCACCCTTGAAGGTGTTCCACTGGATGATCCGCTGATAGGTCAGATCGTCGGCAATGAAGTTCGTGGAGCTGTTGACGAAGGCGAACCCGTTGAACTCCTCCGCGTTCATTTCGAACGTGTTGAGCGGGCCGATACTGCGCGGGCCACCGGAGGACAGGCTGGGCCTGAATACGCCATAGATACTCGACGCGGCCCATTCGAGAAGGTTTCCGGTCTGCTGGAGATAGATCGGGAGCTGGTAGCCGTTGATCGCGTCGAGGTTCGCCTGGCTGAAATGGTTATAGGCCGCGAAGAATGCCGAGACGTTGGCGTCATCGGAATATTGACGATAAACGTAGCTCGGGATTGTCGTGGTGATGTTCACGATTTAGCCCTGGACGATGGACACGTCCGCCGAAGAAGTGAAGAAGAACGCTTCAGGATCGCCCGAGATCAGGACGCCACCAGTCGGCGGAGTCACGATGGTGGAATTGATCGTGACGACGAAGGAAAGAACCGAGATCGCCCCTTCAGGGATCGAGTCCTTTACCGCGTTGATGAAGACGTCTTGAAGCTGGAGGAGGCTGATCGGCTGGCCCACAGCGATGCTGTTGATGTACGCGACGATTGCAGGCTGGGCGAGCGCGGAGACGATGGCCGGAGAAACGAAGTTCGCCGTGGAGACGGTCTGCCAGTGGCACACGACGCCGACCGTGGCCTGGGCCGGAACGACATAGACCACTTCGTAGGTGTCCGGAAAATCGTTGATGGCGATGGTTTCCGTGGCGCCCACGGTTGCCGCGCCCACGAGGTCGAGGATGTTGAACATCGATTGAAAAATCGCGTTCGCCACTTGGTAGGGATCGCCTCCGCCGACGATGACTTGCCAGCCTCCGCCGGTCTGCCTGAAAGCGATTAGGCGCGCCTGAACGCCGGAGACGTTCTGGAGCGCAGTCTTCACCAGCGTCGAGACGCCCGTGGAGACAGCCTGGCCGGCTTGGATCACCTGGGCCTGATACTCCGCCAGGGTCTGAGGATCGCCGCCAGGCACGCCGGTAGAGGCATTCGTACACGCCAGCGTGAAGCCGGCGGGGACACTCGTGATCGGCACCGTCACGGTGTTCGGCGGGACAGCCCACGTCCCCGAGTCAACGGCCAGGCAGAACGTCGGCGCGCTCGAACCGATGGGGCCGGGGCCGGAAATGATGGCCGGGTCTTGCACGATGTATTGATGCGTTCCGTCGCCGACGATGAACCCGATGTTCACGACGAACCCAGGCGATCCGCTGAAGGTGACGAAAACGCTGGTGTTCGAGCCAACCCCCGGGCGCACCCCATACACCTCGCCGAGCTGGCGAAGGATGAACTCATTGGCCGTGAGCGGGGAGATCGAATTGATCAGATCGACGGCGGCCTGGTCTTGCACGGCCAGCGCGCCGGTCGCGGTGCTGGACATATCCTCCACGAGCGATCCCGGGAGATCGGCCGTCAAGCCGGGCGCCAGGCCAATCGCGAAAGCCAGAAGCTCGGCGTTCAGGTTTTCGAGGGTCGCCGAGGTGGCCCCGGAGGAGGTGATGAGCGGCATTAGGTGTACACCTTGTCATTGACCAGGGTTCCGTCTTGAAAGACGCATTCCACGGCATAAGTCGGCTGGCGTGCGGCATTGTCTTTCGTCACGGTCAGCATTGCAAAATATGGCGCGTACTGCGCCTGCGTGCGCGCGACGGCGGCGTCCGGTGCGATCTGCGTGATCACCGATTGCTGCGCGGGGATCCCGTAGTTCCCGAAGAACGGGCTTTCGCCCTGGCCGAGGCGAAGGGTCTGCACCAGGGTTGCGAGCCACACGTGACTCGTTTCCGTGATTCGGAACCAGGTTCCATTCTTGTCTCGCCCGTAAGTCCTCATACCACGTTCCCCGAATTGCCCGCGACGTTGCTGCTTCCGATATGGTACGTCCCCGGGAGGTGGTTGTGGCTCGCGTAGGGGTGGCCTCCGATGGTGAGCGATCCCACGGCGGCGAGGCCGGCGATGGTGAGCGTGGCCGCCGTGACGCCTCCCGCCACTACAACGGATCCGCCGACCGTGACGTTCTCGGACACGGTGAGATTCCCGTTCACGATCACGTCTCCATTGAATGTCGAATCCCCAGCATTGACCACGACATGATCGGCCGTGACGGTGACGACGCCCCCGGTGATTTCGACCGTGATTCCTCCCTGCGTGATCTTCACCTGGCCCGTGTCCACGATGATCTCGGACGCGCCGTCATCGGTCAGGATCTTCGAACCGTTCGGGGCCTGGATCACCACGGCATTCGCGTCGATGGTGTTCCAGGACTTGCGCCCGAGCGGAATGAACACCAGGCCGCCGAGATTCGAGGGGAGAACCATCGGGGCCACGCCCGCGCCGAGATCCGTGACGCCACCCAGGCGCGCGCTCGCCGCCGTCACATAGCCCGTGTCCCCGATCTGGATGGGGAGTCGCACATAGCGCGATTCGGCGATTGGGCACGTTACCTGGGGCAGCGTGAAATCGCCACCGACGTCGAAGGCGATGGTGACGATGGCGCCATCCACGGCTACGACGTGGCAGGGCCACGCCTGGCCCTCGATCTGCTTTCCGTCAGCGACGGCTCCGCGAAGCACGCGCGGCAGGTTCAGGGATAGCTGTTTCTTCTGCGCAATGCTGCTCATGTCGTCACGCCGTGTAGGTGTCCACCACCGTACACCACGAGTCGGCCGATGGTTGCCGGCTGTCCCCGAGGTGTCGGATGTTGCGGATCTGGAATTTCCCCTGGAAGGACGTGGTGTCGCGGAACCTTGCGAAGCTGTTGACCGTGTTGATCACGTTCACGCCCTGGGGCATTGTGATGAAGTCGCCCACGTTGAGATCGGCCCGCAAAACGTTCTTGAACTGCATCGTCCCGGCGTCGAGCCATGTGGGCTGTCCGATGAGGTCGAGAAAGCTGATCTCCTTCGATTTCTGCGTGGTGTCGGTGCCATCGTAGAGATTGAACCCGCCCGGTGTCTGAACGATCTGAGCACCCCTGTATTTCGGATCGGGGTTGATGGCGTGGCTGGTGTCCGCGACCCATCGCGAGAACTGAGCGAGCGTCTGGTAAGCGAAGGGCTGATCTTCGGTGTAGACCAGCGACGAGGAGAACGATCCCGTCACCACAGTGCCCGGGTATGCGATTTTCAGGGCCTGCGTGACTGCATCCTGAAGCGTGGTTCCCTTGCGCCAGGTGTACGCCAGGTTCACCGGCTTCGCGACCGTTCCGGCCTTTGCCGTCACCATCAGCTCCAGCGAAGAATTCACGCCTTGCCAGTTGCCAAAGCATTGGAACACCGAGCCCTTCAGGAGGACGCCAGCCTGGAGCGGATTCGCGAGCGGAAGGCCCTTCGCCATGCCCCCATAGATCACGATATCCGCATCGTTCAGATTATTCGCCGAGCGAATGTCCGCGAAGTTCACGCCAGAGATTTTCACGTATGCATTCCCGGCCGGATCCCCGTAGGCGTACACGGGAATATCGAACTCGACTTTCAGGGCCGATCCATTGGTGGATCCGTCCGGGTTGAAGCTGGTGTAAAGGGCAAGCACATTCCCGCTAGTCGGGGAGCTGATCCTTATGAAATATGCACGCATCAGGCGCCCCGTAAGTTGCCTGCGCTTGATGCAGGAGCGCGAGGTTCGAACTGGTCAGCCTCGACGCATATATCACGCTCTCCGGCGTGAAGAATACGGCGGGGCTGCTCGATCCGTCAGTGGGGGCCGAATTGATGCCACCCGATCCCACCTGAAGGGTTGTCGATTGATACCTTTGACCGATGGGGCCAATACCCGACCCGTCCAGCGATCCGTCCACATAGATCGCCACCGATCCGGTGAAGGAGGTTCGGGCAACAATTGCAACGTGGTTTTTCCCGTCAATGATCGACTTGACGCCTTGAACGCCAATTTCGCCACCCGATCCCCCGCCCCAAAAAGTCATCCTATTCCCGAGGTTTCCGAACCCGAGATCATATGAATTTCCACCAATGTCGCCATAGATGAATCCGCACATTGCATAACCCTGGTTCGGATCGCTCACGCCGTTTGCCTGAGTGGTCGAGAACACCGAGCTAATGGTGAAATCGTTTTGCGCCGCCGTCAGGTTATTAAACGTGAGGTTTCCAAGGTGGACGTACAGCGCCGGGAATCCCTCGGAAATTATCACGTCGCCGCCCGATGCGATCACCGGCTGGGCGCTCACGAGACTCTGCGTTGCGTTGTTCGCGTTTCCGCTTTGGTCATACCAGATGGAGACGGTTCCGACACCGGAGCCCACGAAGTCCAGCATGGACTTCGTATCGAGCACTCCAGCAAAGAAAAGAATGTCCTTCTCGTGGCCGTCAGAGTCTCGGCGCACGCGGAGCGCCGGCCCCGTGTATGAGGTCAGGAGGCGCCGCGTCGAGAACGCCACGGCCGGCCGGATGGAGATCGGATCCAGCGGATAGGGGGCGTCCGGCGGAGGCTTGCTCGGGCGCTGAAGCGGAATCGCGGGAAGGCCGGGAATCTCGAACTCTTGGCTCGAATCGCGATAGATCATCGACGTCGTGAAGTACCCCGCCAAAAGGTTCGTGTTGAAGAACGACGGGGACGCGACGACGGGCCTGGAAACGATCAGGTTTCCAGACAAGTCGTACACGCTGAAGTAATACCTCTGAGCGTATGCATTGAACGTGCAAACGACGTTATAAGGACTCCCGTCGAGGGTCGCCTGAAACTGAAAGTTTGCGGCCGGGGACGGGTTGAACGGGATGATCTGTTGATCGGCCATTTAGTTCACCGTGGGCGTCGTTATGGGGCTGGCCGGCTGATTCGTCGCCGCGTTTCCGATCACCGTGGACACTCCGCTATTTTTCGGCGGGTCGCCCGTGGGAAGGCCGTTTGCCAGCTTGTTATACAGCGCGTTGAAGGACTTCGTGGCCGCCTGCTGGGTGATCAGGGGTTGAACGAAATCCCATTGGAAAGCACCCTGGACTTTCTTGTCTCCGGCGCTGCTGACGTCACGCAGGGCCAGGAGAAGGCAATTCTCATAAATGTTGCCCGGGGTTGCGACCGTGAACGTCCCGCCGGCCAGAATGTGCGCGGTGAGCTGCTGGCGAATGCGCGTGATGATCGCGAGGATGGAGGGGTAGCTGTTCGAGCCCGTGCGCGCGGGGCATGTCATGGACAGGCTGACCTTCAGCGCGTTCTGAAGCATCGCGTTCGCGGCCATGTTCATGGAGGCAAAGGGATACTCCGCCGCCGAGAAGTCCACGAGCGTCCCGCCCGGGAGGGGCTTGAAGTGGGCGAAATACTGCGAGTCATCGGGATAGATGACCGAATCGCTCCCCTCGGTCAGCGTGAGGACGGTTTGCTGGCCGTTCGGAAGGTTCGCCGCGATGCCGCCGACCATGAGGATCGGCGCGAGCTGATAGGCCCGTTTGAATTCTTGCATGGACATGGTGTCAATGCGCCAGGGCTGCGACGGTGGCTTGGGCGCTGCCCCCCGTCTGGTTTTCGATGAGGACGCGAACCCCGCCCTCTGTGAAGTTGCTGGAGCCGTTCTCCTGCTTCGTGATCGCCACCACCAGCTTCACGAGCTGATCCATGGACTTCGGATCGAGCTGCTGATCAGCGCCGAATCCGGTTCGTTTCGAGGCGTTCGCGATCAGGGCCGCCGTGTCGTTCTCATTGCCCGGCGAATACTTGTTCAGGATGCCTCGGATCGTCGTGAGGTGGTCGCGGTTCTCGTAGAGCTGGAGCTGGCGCGCGAGCGCCTGGATTCCCTGATCGTCGTTCGCGAAGGTCTGGAAGGCCGAGGTACTGCCGGGGACGCGCAGATTCCCGGGGTTGTGGTTGCGCACGGAGAGCGGCGTGTTCCCCGTGATGTGATCCCAGGCCGCGCCGTAGACATGCCCGGCGGCCCTCAGCTTGTCCCAAAACGTCGCAGGAGGCGCGCCAGGCGCCGGCATGGTGGAGACGGTGCCCTGCGCGACTTCGGCGGCCACCTGGGACTTCGGAAACAGCTTGCCGAGGAATTGCGCCATCGTGTGCATCGCCGACATGAAGGACTCCACGTCGGTCGCGAACTCTTTGCTCCCGAGATAGCTCCCGAGGCGCTGCAGGGCCGTCCCGACCTTCTCGATCCACTCCTGGAGGCCGCCACTGGACACGAAGGAATCGATGGCCTTCGCGATGCCGTTGGCGAACGCCTCCAGGTAGGGCGTCAGCTTGGTCAGGCCGCGAAGTAGGGACACCTCGATTTGATCGCCCGCGCGATGCAGGGCCACCATGAAGTCCTGCCAGGCGCGGCCCGTCGAGTCACCCTCCTCCAGGGCCTCGCGATCCTTTTTGTATGCGTCGATGGTCTTCGACAGCTCCTCCTCGGTGAGCACCGACAGGCGGCGTAGGTCTTCGATCCCCACGAGCTGATCCAGGCCGCGCGCCTGGGCGCCCTGCGTCGTGCTTCCGCCGGCTTTGAATGCCTGGATGATCTTCGGCAGGATCTCGGGCAGGATCTGCGCGGCATCCTTGCCGGCCGTGTTCTCGCCGAGGGCGTTGAAAATCCAGCGCTTCGACAGGTCGGACTGTGCGCCCGCGATGTTGCCCAGCGCCGCCTCGGGATCGATGTACTTGCCGAAATTCACGTTCGCTGCCCGCAGCTCGCCAGCCTTGATCCCCAGGCCCTGAGAGGTGCGGCGGACGGTCGAGGCGGAGGCGCCCAGGCCGCCCAGCCCGAAGCCCGAGGCGATGGCCGAGAACGCGGCCCACTTGGCAGCGGAAAGGGCAGCGCTCGCGACATTGCGGGCGACGTCGGCCGTCCACTTGGCGGAGTCGCGAAGGGCCTTCATGTCCTCCGCGCGCTGCTTCTTCCGATCCTCGACGGCCTTCGCCTGGAGGGCGTGCTTCTTCCGCTCGGCCTCGTAGGCTTTTTGCGCTTCCTTCGCCTCGGCCTGGGCCTCCGCCTTGCCGGCCTTGCCCGTGGCCTTCTGCGCCTCGGCGCCCTTCTTCTTCTCAGCGTTGAGCTTCGCTTGAGCGGCGGCGGACGCGGCCAGATCCTCGGCAATCTTGCCGTTGTCGATCTTGAATTTCGCGAACTCGGAGACGAAGGTTTTCCACTTCGAATCCTGAATGTCGATCTCGACAACTGATTTCTTGTTTGCCATGGCCGCGATTCTCTCAGGCTAGGGGCTTGCGGGCCAGCGCCCGGATCAGGTGGCGCTGTCGATATTGCTGGGCGTCCTCGAACCCCACCGCGCCCGTGTCGGTCAATTCCTTAAACCACGGGCCGGATAGCTGGCTCAAGCAATGATCGATGATGGAATCGCCGTCGAAGGTTCGTCCTGCGTCGATCTCTCCAAGGAATCGATGAACGCCGTAAGCGTCGAGAAGGAAAACTCCCAGCCGATGGATTCCCCGATCACCGGCATCATCGCCGAGACGAGCTTGCGCGGCCCGGCCTTGCAGGCCGCCGTAAAAAAAACAAGGCTGTTCAGCACCTCCTCCACGTCCTCCTCGCCCAGGATCTCGCGGCTCGTGGCCGTCGCCATGGGCAGGGTCTGCCAGCCCTGGCCGCCCTCGGGGACATAGGCGATCTGCGTGAGGCGCACCAGCTCATTGATCAGGCCAGCCTCGACGCCGGAAGGCGTCTTCCAGGTGCCACGCGCGAGCGCGGCGGACTTCAGGGCGGCGAATGCGATTCGCGGGCCGACGAGCGCCAGGTGGCGCGCCTCGTCGTCGTTCGCGTAGCAGGCATGGAACACGGCGGCCAGCTCGGCAAAGTACAGCTCGAACGTGTCGCGACCAATCGGCAGGCTGTGAACCAGGATCGTCCCGTACTTGTCGGAGTCGATGCTGAAGGACAGGCGGGTGTCTTTCGTGATTTTCATGGCGTCCAGAATGAGAAAAGCCCCCGAGGGCGGAGGCTTTCATTGTCGCGCAGATCGGGCCGATCAGGTCGAGGCCCAAAGCTGGGAATTGACGTAGTACACGCCACGCAGTCGGATCGTGAAGTTCGGGCTGTTGCCGTCGAAGTTCATGCCGCTCGTGCCCATGAGAACGCATTGCTCGATCTGGTAGTTCTCCAGCGTGTCCGAATCGGTGATCACGTTGATGGAGCCCACCGAGGTATTGGCCTCGATCTGCGCTTTGAAGGCGCTGGAGAGCGCCTGCGAGCGGAGAACGTGGATCTCGATGGTCGCCATCACGTAGGGCTCGGGCGAGTCCACGGCGCCCGTCATCGTCGGCAGCTTCTGCGCGGCATCGCCTTCGAAGTTCAGGGTGATCGCCTCCTTTGCCAGATAGGCCGCCGTCACCGTCAGCTCCGGGTGAGTCGCGAAGACGACGGAGCCCCGGAGCCTGTTGAGGGTGCCTTGCGAAATTGGAACGGTCATTGCGTGATCCTCACTGCGCGATGTTGGAAACCGTCAGTCCGATGACGATTTGTTGGAAGCCACGCGCCGGGGTGATGGACAGCGCCAGGCCGGCATACTTGCCGATGGCGTAATCCCCGGGCTCCTCGGCCACGTAGGTCGCGAACGGGATGGCCGTGACGGTTCCGCCGGCCAGGGCCAGGCCGAACGCCACGCCGTCGTTATAGACAGCCTGCGCGACCTTCTGGAGGCGGTTGATACCGGCCTGGTTGAAGTACAGCGGGTTCGTGGGGTTGTTCGAGCCGTTGATGACCGCCCCGGACAGCGCGAGGTCTTCATTGATGATGAACCAGTCCACGGAATACCAGTAGTTCCACGGGTTCAGGTCGCCGAACTGGCCGTTCACGATCAGCGTGTTCGAGATCCCGCCTTCCGCGCCCGTGCCGATCCAGTTGAGGCCGGCGGCCTTCAGCGTGGTGAACAGCGACGGGGACGGCGCGTAGGGCGTCACGCCGTACACGTAGCGGAACGACATGGGCGCGACCAGGCTGACCGGGCCGGGATCGTTCACCAGGGTCGCGTAGAAGATCGCGGCGGCCGAGAACTCGGTGGCCGGGATCGACGGCGCTTCGACGGTGAGGAATGCCGATTTCGTCTTGATCGTCGTCCAGGCGGTGTACGTGCCCGGCGTCGTGGTGACATAGAAGTACACCGAGGCCGTGGGGTTGTCGTACTGGCGGAACAGCGTGGGCGCGGACGCCTCGGTGTCCCACGCCTTCGGGATCAGGTAGCTGTAGAACCTGATCGACGGGTTCGCGAGGTACGTGCCCAGGGCCGTCACGCCGTTCGCCGTGGTGTCGGCGCCCAGCTCCAGCACGTAGACCGATTGCGTCGAGCCCTGCGCGAAGAACGTATCCCCGGCGGCCAGGATCTCGGCCACGGCCTCCAGTTGGAACGTGCCCAGCGTCGTCTCGGCGCCCGGGTTCGAGGCCAGCGGATAGGTGAACGTGTTGGCGCCCGTGGCCGTCACCGGGAACGTGCCCGAGTAGGCCGAAGGGATCGCGCCGATGATCTGGCCCTGGACGGTCGCGCCGACCGGGATGCCGTGCGCCGCCGCCAGGCCGACCGTCACGACGGACGAGGCCCAGGCGATGGTCGAAATCGCCAGCGGCGTCTTCAGGATGGCCGTCAGGTCGGACAGCGACGTGATCAGCGCCGTCGTGCCAGCCGTCAGCGTCGTCGCGCCTTGCGAGACGAATGCGCCGGTACGCTGCAACAGGCTCGGCGCGGAGGCCACCTGTTGCGAGACGTTCACGACGACGATATTGTTCGACATGCAGCCCTCCGGCTCAGTTGAAGTAGACCGCGACCGTCTGACCGGCGCCCGGGGTGATGGTCAGGCCGTTCTGAAACGCCACGTTCAGCTCGATAGGGCCGACGACGGCGGGCAGCGCGGCCAGCTCGTTCGCGGCGGCGGCGGCGCCCGTGGTGGTGCAATCGTTGATCGTGCCGGCGGCGCCCGCGACGATAACGACGGCCTTGAACAGGCGGCCCGGCGCGGCCTTCACCACCGTCGCGGCGGTGATGTTCAATTGGCGTTTGCTGACGACGACGTTCGTGGTCTGGATCGGCGATTGGGGCATGGTTCTATCCTTCTGCGGTGATGGTGATGAATGCGGACAAAATGAGCTTGCGAGCGATCTCCCGGGCTCGCGCCTGGTAGTAGTTCACTTGCACGTCCATCGTCTTTTGTTGGGCAATGATCCCGAATTCGGATTGCGTGGCCTTGCCGTCCACGGGGACGGGCATGTTCATGATGCCGTATTCCCCGCCGAGCGAATTTTGCAGTACCTCGCGCTGGAAGTCGAGCACGGCGCCATTTCGCAGGCCGTAGAACGTGAAGCGGACGGTTTCCATGGCGAGCTGGCTTTGCGAGCTGTCGGGGCCTTCCAGCGGCGTTTGACCGATGCCGGACGTCCCCTGAATGTCGGCCACCACGTAGGGCGGGAGGTAGTTCTGCGCCACGAGGAACGACGGGAACACCGGGAGATCCATCGTCCCCATCGCCATCCAGATCGGAAGCGAATTCGAAACGATCTGCTCCGTCCCCACGTCGCTCGGGCTGTTGACGATCTGCGTGGCCTCGTAGGGGTACAGCGCGCGCCCGGAGTAGTGCCAGATCCCGGCCTGGTCGTATCGGCCCCGCTGGGCGTTGAACGCGATGAGCGAGCCGTTCGGGAGCGTCATGACGAAGACCGAGCCCGGGGCCATGTCCGAGAACTCGGTGATCTTGCGTTTCGTCGTGAACACAACATCCTGAAGCGAAGTCGTGTCCGCCTCGCGCTGATCCACGCGCTGGGAGACGTGGAGGCTCCCGTTCTCCGTGAAGGAGTACGCGGCCAGCTCCACGGGCGTCGGATCGACCGGCGGCGGGTTCGCGGCCGAGGCGAGGACGTAGAAGACGAATCCGTCAGCCGGGAGCACCGTGCGCGAGTACAGCGTGAACGTGAATTGCTGATCGGCGGAGAGCTGCGCGACTCCGGCCTGGAGGCTCGCGCCCATGCCGGCATTCTGGCCCGTGGAGCCTTCCAGAAGGGTCGCCATCAGTCGCCCACCTTCTCGACCCAGGCCGTGGTCGCGGCGCGAAGCGTGCCGGTGTCGATGAACGACGGGCGGCGCGCGCCTTTGTTGATCTTGAGCCGGTGGTTCACGCCCATCAGCGCGGCCTCGGTCGGAGTGCCCCGGACGCCGATCTTCTCGATCTCGGAGGTATCCAGGAACGTCACGAAGTCGGCGGCCACCTGTTGCTCCGCATCGGCGAAGGGATTTTCAGGCACCGGGCCGCCGGCCAGGATGTTGTCGATTGCGTCCCCCAGGCTCTCCGAAATGTCCTCGGCGATCTTCTCCAGGTTCGCGTCGAGGAACACCGAATACAGGCCGTATTTCGCCTCCAGGATCTCGGCCAGGCCGCCCGTCGTCAGCTCCGCCTTCCCGCCGCCGGGGTGCGGCAGATCCAGAACGCCGAGGTGTAGAACGCTCACGAAAGCCCCCACAGGGTTCCCATGTCCATCAGGTACGCGATAGCCTGGCGGCCAAACGGATCCTTGATCCGCTGGAGATCCGTGAGGCTCAGGTTCGAAAGTGACTTGCCGGTGGTCAGCGTGGTCGAAGTCGATTCGTCCGCATCCGACGTGATCACGCCCGGGACAAGGTTGTTCACCCCGTAGGCCGCGCGCATGTCCGCGAAGAAGGTTTGCCCGGTCTGGTCGAGCTGTTGCTGGAGGATGATGGACACCCCCCACGAGTAGGTGCAGTCCGTGAAGAAGATGGCGCTGATCTGCGCCAGCTCGCACGGAATCCACTCCTGCGCCAGCGTGAACGCACGATCAAAGCCCGGATCATTGTCGGGCATCACAGTCGAATTGATGCCCGCGACGGTGCGGCAGAACGTGACGAACCCGGCGAGCGTCGGAGTGGTGTCCATGTCGATCAGCCCCCGCGTTCGGCGCGAGCGGCCTTTTCCTGGGAGCGCTTCGACACCGGGCGGCCCTCGCGCGCCACCTGGATCAGGTTGCGCTGTTGCTCGCTCATGTCGTCGCCGGGCTTCATTTCCTGGATCACCTCCAGCTCCACGGAGCCGACACCCGTGCCGGCCTCCTGCGCAAGCTTGGCGACACCATCGTCCGCCGCGATCACGGATTTCGTCCGCTCCTCCAGCGCCTTGTCGATGGCGGCCTGTTCCACGTCGGCGAATCCCTGGCGAATCGAGTCGATGCTGACGGGCTTGTGGTCGAAGATGATGCCGGAGAACTTCTTGTTCCGGCCCACCTGGGCGCGCGGGATGGCGCCGAAGCGCTCCAGCTCGCCGATCACGGCGGCGATGGCCTCGGGGCCGCGATGGCTCTCCGGGAGCTGCCATTGCTGGCCGGCCGGGATCTCCTGATTGAACAGGCGTTCCACCTCGGGAATCCGGTAGTGGAAATCCAGATTCCGGGTCGTTGCGTTCGCGATGTAGAGGGTGTCAGCCATGGGGCAGTCCTGTCGGGTTGATGAAGGCTCGATCCTATCACCAGACACACGAAAAAACGCCCCGGTGGTGGTAGCCCCGGGGCGTCGAAACCCGCCCCGGTGTCGCGAGGCGGACGGAGACAACTGGATCAGTATTGCGCCGAGACGATGGTGATCGTTTCCGGGCGCAGGCCCCAGCCCGAGGTCGCGCGCAGCTCGGAAACGACGTCGGTCGCGCCGCCGGGAAGCGGAGTCGTGATCTCGCGCGGAGCCACCATGTCGCAGAGCTGCAGCGCGGCGGCGGTCTGACCCGGGGTCAGGTTCGCGAACACGTTGGTGTCGATCCGGTTCTGGCTGGCCGGCTTCTGCACCTCGGGCATGTTGATGATGATGGCATCGCCGCCGCCCGAGCCGGCGCCGATCAGCGTGTCATCACACGTGAACGTCACCATGTCGCCCTGGCGCTTCGCCACCTCGGCCACCATTTCGGCCGTGGTCGCCACGCCCGCGCCCGCGCGCTGGTATTGCGTGAGCTGGACGACGCCCTGGTAATCCCAGGACTGGATCACGCGCTGGGGCGCCAGGATGTTGATGCGGCAACCCTTGCCGACCAGGTTGACGCGCGTCTTCAGCGTGCCGATCTGGCCCAGGAGGAACAGCGCCATTTGACCATTGTCGTAGGTCGAAATGGTGGTGTTGCCGCCGGAGTCGGCCGGCAGGTTCACGGCGGTCGCGCCGGCCGTGTTCAGCAGGCCCTCGCCCGAGGCGCCCGAGCCGAACAGGGCCGTCGTGCGAACCTGCTGGAAGATGCCTTGACGCATCCCCATGCGCTGGGCTTCCGACAGGGCCACGCCCCACACGCTCGCCTGTTGCGTGTCGTGGTGGTCGTACTCGGCACGGATGCGCCAGAGATAGGTCGGGGTGGACACCTGGCCCGCGACCAGGGACACGCTCGGCAGCTTGTTGTACGCGACCTGGCCGCCCGCGACTTGCGTGCGGAGCTGCAGGGTCTTCGCGTAGACAGCCAGATCACCCTCGCCGAGGCGGGGCTGGACTTCGCCGCCGGCCAGCGATTCCGTGAAGCCGGACGCCTGCTGATACTGCAGGACGATTTCCGGCATCATGAAATTCGGATGCGCCTGGACGTAGGACGGGAACACGTTCATTTTGTGAACTCCTTTTGAGTGTGTGCGGCGCGGGTCAGATGATCACGCGGGCGGCGGCGTTGCCCGTGCGCGTCCAGGTCGCGGCGTTCACGCCGTCGAAGGCGACGGTCATGACCTGCGAGGTCTGGATGGAGAGGAGCTTGATCGGCAGGGCGTTCACCGAGAACGCGACGATCTTCTGGTTCGTGAAGTCCCAGGAGACTTGCTGCGTGATCAGGCCGCCATCGTCCGACACCAGGGCCGGATCGATTGCCAGGACGATCTCCGCGCCCGAACCGAAGCGGAAGAAATTGACCTGGCCGCCGGAGAGCACCTGCGGGACGGGGGACTGCGGCGAGTTGAGGGCGGCGCCGTTCTGGTTGAACACCGAGAAGCCCGTGAGGTGCGCGAAGTCGGCGGCGCGGCCGACCTGGTTGCCACGCGGGTCGAAACCGGCGGTCGCGATGTTCTCGAAAATGCCGATGCCGCCGAACATGGGCAGCGTTTCCGAGGACGCCAGGACACCACCCGCGAGCTGGTAGCGCGTGGCCGGATCGTCCATGTAGGTGCCCTGAACCAGGCCGGCGGCCTGGGTCAGGAACAGGCCCGCCGCGTTCGTGGTCGCGTAGGGGTTGAAGGCGATGCTGGTGGCGCTCATTGCTTGTCACCCTTGTTGATGTGGAGGAGGCCGCGCACGGGATAGCGGAAGTCGTCCATCCAGCCACCGACCGGGCCGGAGAACTCCGTGACGTTGTGGCCGCTCGGGCTGCGGCGCGTCATCGGGCGGGGCATACGCGGGGCGTTGCTGTCCGTGATGGGGGCGCGCGAGGCGGCGGCGGCGTCGGCGTAGATCGCGGCGGCGGCGATGCCCAGGGCGGTCGAGTCGCCGATGGCGCCGAGATCCGCACCCTTCCAGGCGGCCGAATGGGGCTGCAGGCCGCGCAGGAGGCGGCGGCGATAGCCCAGCAGGTTCTCGCCGGCCATCTTGCGGGGGGCCTGCTTGCCGTGGAGCTGGTAGACCGAATCCGCTTTGGCCTGCTCGTCGGCGGCGGCCTCGGACTCCTTCTCCTCCATTTCCGCGTCGGCCTTCGCCTTCGCTTCCATTTCGGCGGCGTCGGCCTTCGCCTTTTCCTCGGCATCGCATTTCGCCTTCGCCTCGGCGTCGGCCTTCGCCTTCGCTTCTTCGGCATCCTTGCGGGCGTCGGCGGCGCTGTTGAGCGTCGGCGCCGGCATGTTCTTTTCGACCGAATCGAGACGCGAGGCCATGCCCTTCACCGCGTTCATGATATCGGCGAGGGAAGGCTGGGCGTCGGCGCGGGCCTGCGCTTCCGCGTCGGCCTTCGCCTTCTGTTCGGCGGCGAGCTTCGCCCGTTCTTCTTCGGTCATTTGCACCTCGATTGGTTGATCAATTTGTACACCTTCAATCGGGCCGTCCTTATCCCAAACGCCACGCTCGCAGATTGCCAGGTGGTCGATCAGGAAGGGCGTTCCTTCGATCAGAATCGAAGTCCCATCGTCGAGCGGGACTTTAACATTCCCACTGCGTTCGTCAAATACTACTCCGGGGGAAGTGCTCCATTCCGCTCCGGGTTTCGCCATTTCGGACGCGGCCACCATATCGAGGACGCGAGCGATAGCCCACACGTCGCCGCCCTGGATATAGGGGAGGACGACCGTCCCGATATTCGATTCGGCATAGCTGACCGTATCCAGAACATTCTTCTCGGGGTGCATCCACACCACCGGGAGGCCGTTGCAGCGCTCCAGGAATTCCGGGTTCAGGCAAATCGATTCGTCACGGTGGACGAACTCGTCCAGCTTCGTCCGGTACGCCTGGCCCGTGCCTGTCACTCGGAGCGCGAAGTACATGGAGTTTCCGAAGACCTGAGGCGAGGGCAGCGCGCCGTCGCGGATCAGTCGGCACACGTCCAGCTCCGTATGCGCGGCGGCCACGCTGAAGGCCACGGTCAGGCCGGGGTGCAGCGGCTCGGGCGCCTGGTCGGGCCTGCACCAGGCGAAGCCGGTGGACTCGTCGCAGAGCGTGACAGCGAACTTTTCCACGTCACGTGCGATGAAAGTAACGAACTGACCATCGCTGCAAAGGCGCGTGATGGGGCCTTCGTACTTGAAGCCGGTTTCTTCCAGGGCTTCGCGGCGGGCTGCTTCTTCATCGGTTTCACCCTCCTCGACGTGGCCGCCCGGCAGTCCGAACGTGCGCGGGAAGTCGCCGCCATCGCCCCGGCGAAGCAGGAGCGTTTCACCCTCGGGCGTCAGGAACAGGATTCCGGCCGCGCGACCCGCCGGGCCTGCGTGCGGAGAAATGGGCGCCTCGCCGGGTTCGGAGCTGGTGTCGCCCACGAACTCCTTCCCCACGGCCTGGGAGACACCACCGTATCCGCCCGGAGTATGGGCGGCGGCTTGCATGAGTCGTTCTTGAGCGGCGGAGACTGCGGGCATGGGCGCGATTATGCGTCAACGCGACGGGAGCGCATACATTCCGGCCTTCGTGAGCATGTCGGGCGGGAGCTTTCGCAGGGCGAAGATGAAGCGCGCCGTACACGAACAAAACACCTCCTCGCCGACGTGCGTGATCTCGTCGTAATACCCCGCCGGCCCGGCTTTCATCTTGCGTTGTTCGAGCGCCCAATTGCCCCGGATCGCGTACACCTTCAAATCGCGTTCCTTGTGATCCTTGCGGAAGTCATAGCCGGGGCGCCTCCAGGGTGAGTGCCACTCGACCGCGAGCGCGCCATTGTCCACGGCCACAATGTCATTGATCGTCGCCGCGAGCTTGTGGGTCTGGTCGATCACCACCCGGCGCTCGATGAAGTCCATGGAGCCGAGGGCCTTGCGGATATCGTCCTTCGTGTCCACGACGTCCACGGCGCGGGATCCGCCGGGATGGATCGACGTGGCCCAGCCCTGGAAGCGCCGCAACGTGGTGTCGATGGCAGCTTCGCGGTTCAGCTTGATCAGGTTCGCGCTCGCCATGATGCGGCGATCCAGCTCCGCCCGGAGCTTTGGCTTCACCTTGTCCAGGCGCACGCGGCCCACCTCGGGCATGTTGCGGAGCACGCCGTTTCGCGTCACGAGCGCGTCGTATCGAGACACCAGCGCCTTCGCCAGTAGCGCCTCGGTTTCGGCCGGCGTCTTGAGCTGCAGGAGGGCAGAGCGGCGGATTCTGGCGATCCAGTCATCCAGCTCCGTTTGCGAGCTGAAACCGTACTGTCGGAAGTGGTTGACGGCCTCCGTCACCTCCGAGAAGAACGTGGTTTTATTCGCCATCGCCCGAGCCCTCGGACTCGCCGCCGTCACCCTCGCCAGGCGCGCCCGGCCCCGTGGGCTGGGGCTTCTCGTAGGTCGCCAGCGTGCCCGGATCGAACTCCATCGTCGTCGTGAAGAATTCGGGCATGTCGTTGCACGCCTGGACGAACCAGTCCACCAGGCGGGCGCGGTTCGGCGGATCCAGCTCGGCCAGAAGCGCCTTCAGGACTTCCACCATCGCCTTCAGCTTCTCGGCGTTGCGCTTGACCGTCTCCGACTCGGGCTCCTGGATCAGGTTCGGCCACTTGTAGGTGAACAGGTCGCGCACCTCGTAAAACCAGGCGTCATAGGACTTGCCGGCCAGCTCGGGGATCTCCTTCTGGAGGGCCGCATAGAACTCGGGGTTCCACGCACGATGCATCACGAGGCGGTCGAAAAACTCGTGCGCCGGCTCCAGCTCCTCGCGAATGTTGTCGATGTGCTGAACCACCGCGAGCATGTCCTGATCCCCGCTCGCCAGGCCCTTCGCGAAGCTCTCATCTTTCAGGAGGATCGCCGGGGTATCGGTGGCCGCCGCGCAGTCGGAAATGATGTTGTCGCGCGAAGCCGTCATGGGGCCGTCCACGTTGGTCAGGTCAATCGTCTCGATTGATTCCTCGGTGTCGATGGTGAGGACGTTGTTCGTCCTGCCCTCCTGGAGGAGGTTGCGCTTCCAGGCGCTGGCCTTCTCCATCATCCGATTCAGCACGGATCCGCCCTGCTTCATCTTCGCGATCAGGAGGCCGGCTTTCAGCGACACCATGTCATTGACGATCATGGTCTGGATGAAGGACTTCAGCGGGAACAGCGCGCGCAGGAACACGGAGCGGCCCGAGAAGCTGAAGCTGGAGCCCTGATAGTCGAGATAAATGGGCGTGCCGTTGAACAGCGTGATCGTCCGGGACTTGTGGTAGGGCTGGCCGTTGGCAGTAATGCTCATGTACTGCTTCTGGTAGTCCGGCGCGTTCGGATCCTGGTTCGTCACCATGGAGCCCGAGGTGTTCAGCGGGTCGAGGATGTTGATGTACAGATCCGGGATCAGGTACAGCTCGTTCGGCGGGATCGGTTCATCGGTGCGCTTGCCCGGGGCGCCGTAGACCAGCGCGCCCACGCCATAGACCCGCGAAATGTGCGCGAGGTCGCGGATGTAGCGCGTGGCCCGGATTGCCTTCCATTCCTTCTCGAACGCCTTCACCAGGCGATCCTCGATTGCGCACGGGACATTGATGATCCGCTTTTTCCCGAGGGCCAGGGAAATCGGTTTCTCCACGATCTTCCCGGCCAACGGATGCAGCGCCCATAGCTGTTTGCACAGGCCGTAGCTCACCGGGGAGCCGGGAACGATCTGCTCGGCGCAGAGGATTTCCTGGAGGCCCGAGGGGACGGTGGAACCGGATACTTCGATGGTGCTCATGGGTGGATTCTCTCAGAGTGCTCGGCCGTGATGCTATCCGAGCGCGCGGGCGTCGGCCAGGGATAGAGCGATGGAGTATGTAGCGCAGTCCAGCAAATCGTCGGCGCGCTTGTAGGCGTCTTTGTCGGCAATGCGGAAGCTCGTGAGCTGGTGGACGAGGTGGTTCGCGCTCCGCCCCTTCCACTCGATCACCTTGTTAAAACAGGGCTCGCTGATCTTGCAATCGCCCTTGTAGGCCGGGCCTCCCGCGATCATGGCGCGCTCGTCCTTCCCCTTCGCCATGAGGTCGGACGGGATCGCGTACATGGGCCAGCCCTCGGCCGTGGCCTTCTGCAGGAGAACGGCGCCGCCGGCCGCGTCCTCGACCTGGACGCCGGCCGAGCCCTGGCGGGCGCCACACTCGCGCGCCAGCTCCTCGCACCTGGCGAGAACCTTGGGGGCCAGGTACTCCAGGTTCGCCGCGTTGATGGAGTGCAGCTCGTAGTCCAGCCATACCAGCTTATGCTCGCGGCCGACAGCCGTATAGGCGCAATACAGGACGCCCGTCCCATCGTTGTCGGTGCCCGACTTCACGGCGCAGTCCATGACCGCGAAGACCAGATCACACTTCGTCGGCATCCCCACAGGCAGGCCATCGGCGCCCAGGAAATAGTCCAGCTTGAAGAACGCGGCATCCTTCCAGGATACGAACTCGGCGAGGTATTCCTGCTTGAAGACCAGCGGGTGAGTCCCCAGGCGGATCAGCTCCAGCTCGTCGGGCGGACAGTAGGGGCTGTCCGACGACGGGGCGTGATGGTGCGTGAAGCCCAGCGCCGGATCGTTGCAAATCTGCCAGAAGAAATTATCAGGATCGTCGCCGTAGGGCGTCGAGAAGAACCAGGCTTCCCCGCGCGTGGTCAGGAGCGTCGGTCGGAGATTCTTGTTCCACACGCTGACCATTTGCCCGGTCTTCGCGAACGCCGTTTCATCCCCGAGGATCCGGTGGTACGAAGGGCCGCGACCCGCCAGGGAGTTGTCGTCCGTGTGCCAGCAATCGATCTTGCCGCCGGTCTTGTCCGGGCCGCGCGTGGTCAGGCGAATCCGGCCCTTGTTCGCGTCGGACTGCCTGGTGATGGCCTCCAGGCGCTCCTTCAGCTCGTCATACGGCTCGCGCCACTGCTTCGCCTCGGGCGTGAAGATGCCGGACACCTTCCCCTTCATGGCCGTATCGGCGGCCAGGGTGATCAGCATTTTCGATTTGCCCCAGCGCCGGCCGCACCGGACGACGTTGAAGCGCCCCCGGTCGTTCCATACCCGCACCTGGCCTGGGTGCCAGATCGGAAGGTGGATCTCCGTGGCGAGGGCGTTCGAGCGCTTGAAGGCGAACATCAGTCCGGCAGGCCGCCGACCACTCGGATCACGGTTCCGCCCTCCTCGTCCTCCTCGCCCGCTATCCCGTCCTTCATGGCCGCGACGAATCGAATGGGGATCTCGGCCGCCTGGTTCGCGATCTTGCCGATGGCCGCCATCGCCACCAGGGCCTCGGCCGAGCCTTTGGCCGTCATCGGCTCGGCCTCGTCCACCTTCGCCGCCATGGCGTTGTGCGCCATCATCAGGCGCATGTAGGAGCCGGACGCCAGCTCCGCGCCGGACGCCATGTTGTCCATCATCCGCATCAGGCGCGCGGCGATGGTTTTCGTCGTGATCTGCGCGGAAAGGGGCAGTTTCTGAAACGCCCTTTCCGCGTTAACCATTTGATTTGCAACGGTTTTTATCTGCGCGGATTGCGCGGAAATCAAAGCGCGCAGGCTGCTCTCCGCCATCGGGATCTCGGCCGCCAGCTTGCGGATCGACTCGCCCGCAATGTGGCGCTCCATGAGTCGCTGGAGGTGTTCTTCTGTGAGCTTGCGCGGACGTCCCATGGTTCGATTCTATGGGCTACTGGACAGGCGGCGCGTCACGCAGGCCCAGGGGCCGCCGACGATGGCCCTCCACGGCTCCTGTGCCGTTTTGGCACTTTCCTCGGGCCGGCTGGCCTCGTCTCGGGTCTGGTGGCAGTGGATGCACCGTCCCTGGGCGCCCTTGCCTTCCCAGGCGTGGGAGGTGGTGGTGAAGCCCTGGCGGCCCGCCCAGCCGGCTTGCAGGCGCTCCACGGGGCAGGGGCGCATGGAGCGGGCGTCCTCCTGCCTCTGAACCTCGGCGCGGGTCTGGAGGCAGTTGAGGCACTGCCGGGCCATGGGCGGCCAGCCACCCGTCGCCCACTTGTGGCGGCGGGTCAGCTCCGTCGAGAAGTCGGGGCGGGGGCAGGGAAGCACGATCAGCGGGGAGCGTGTCCGGCGCAGTCCATGCAGATCCAGGCGCCCCGGCCGCGCCTGGTCGGGATGGCGCGGGTCAACTGCCAGAGGAGCACAGGGCGCCACCTGGGACGCATGTGGCCGCGCCGGAGGCATCGGGCGGCCATGCCGGCGCAGGCCCGGCGCTTTTGCTGGCGGAGGTTCATGGGTGACAGGCGACAGCCAGGAACCAGCCAGCGGCGCCGGCCAGGAGGGACAGCACCAGGAACACGATAGCGCCGGCCACGAAGGCGAGCGCGAGCGTTGCGAAGGGGCTATCCCGGAATGCCCCAGCCAGATCGGCGGCGCCGCCCCATCCGAATCGCAGAGCCTCCAGGATGAACAGGCCGGCCAGGATGGTGATCAGGACAGCGGCAGTCAGGCCGAAAGGATAGGCGACGGCCAGGCGGACGAACTCGGACAAGGCTTGCATGATCAGAACTCCCGAACGGTGACGGTATGCGGGACGGGCTCGCCGGTCTTCGCATCGGTGACGGTGAACCTGGCGGGCGGGAACGGGTTATGAGCCGTTGGCGTCGGCGCTAACCGTTGTCTAACAATCTCGGCGTCGAGCTGGGCGCGGAGCCAGCCGGCGCCACCGGCCGCGAGGTAGGCCGCCTTTTGCGCCCTGGTGCAGCGGGCGAATATCTGGATCGCCAGGGCGTCGTCGCCCTTGTGGAACCTACCGGGCTGGCCGGCCTTGCGATTGTTCGCCATGGGTCAGATCCCCGACCAGTTGAAGCGCCAGCCACCCCCACGGCGCTCGATCTCCGCCGTCTCGCGCTGGCTCCGTTCCCACTGCTCATAGGTCGGGAACGGCGGGCCGCACAGCTCGGGGCGCTCGGGCTCCAGGGTGAACTCGCACAGGTATTCGCGCATGAAATCGGACTGTCCGACGTGCGGACGGCTGGCCTCGTCCCACAACATGCGGAAGAAGTCCCGGGGCGGCGGAATGGGCGTCAGCTCACGAGCCCGAGCGAGTCCTTCGTGTTGCTTGCGCATCATTTCGCGATACTCGTCCATGGACAGGCCCAGGCGGGTCGCGGCGGCCCAGCTCTTTCCATGCTGACGGCCTCCGATTCGGATTCGCTCGGCCATGGTCAGCCCCCGAGCGGGTGCTGGTGGCGGCGCGTGTCCGCGATGGCCTGGGCCTCCTCGCGGCGCGCCTCCTCGGCCTCGTCGTCATCGTAGGCGGGAGGCGGGGAGAACATCCTGGCGGCGCTCTCACGCTGCAGGAGATCGATCAAGCACACGACGCCGAAGTTCGTGGGGGTGCGGCGCGTCACGATGCGCGAGCGCGACTCCTGGCCGGGCGCCTGGGAGGCGTGGACGTTCTTGTGGCGCGGGTTGTTCGGATCGGCGATCTGTCCCGGCGGGAGGATCGCCGGGCCGCCCATGGTGGCGCGGGTCATTGCAGCGCGTCCGAGGCGGGGGCGTTCGGCTGGGGAAGGCTGGCGTCATGGGCGGCGGCCTGGGCTTGCGCCTCCTCGACGGTCGCCAGGCCGATCTCGGTGGCCTCCGGCCCGGGGCGGAACGTGATCACGGGCTGGCCGTGGTAGGAATCCATGACGTCGGCGAAGTCCTCGCGGCGGATCGTCACGGAGCGCTGCCCGGCGGGAAGGAGCTTCCACAGAAGCAGGAGCGCGATTTGCTGCCAGTCGGGAGCCATCGGAGGAGACGGCAGGCTGTCGCCCTGGGGAGAGGGTTGATCGGTCATGGCGTGGTCTGGTCGGGTTGAAGGAAGGAGCGGCCACCATGAGGCGGCGGACGGGGTGTCCCCGCCAGCCGTAGCTCTCGCCCTTACCGTGCCCGTCTTGCGCACGGCTGGCGGCCTGCCTGTTGCGGATCGTGCTTTGCCGTGCGATCCGCGTACACGCATGAAACATGCAGGAGCTTTCCCCCTCCCACACCCTGCAAAGCCCAGGGACTTCTCGGGGTTGCACCAGCCCAAAGGCCCGGCAGGGAACAGTCTAGCTCATGCGTGGCCGGTCAGCGCCGGCCGATGGATCAGGAGAACGCGACCGTCACGCTCACCGGGACGGGCTGCAGGTTCGAGGCCGTGCCGCTGAAGGACACGGCCGAGCCCAGCGGCTGGCGGTTCGGATCGATGGATTGCACGGTGCCCGAGAAGGCGCCGCTCCCGACACCACCGAAATCCGCTTCCACGGTGAACGTGCCATCGGCGGCGGGGGAGGGAAAGGTTTCCACGGGCAGATCCTGGGATTGGGTGGCGCCGCTGGCGTCGGTGAGGGTGACGACGAAACCGGCCGAGGCGGCGCCGGAAGCGATGGCCGACAGAGCGGCGGCGATGATGATACGGACTTGGGACATGGTTTCTCCTGTTGGAGGGGTGGGGGAATTTCCTTCAAGTCTGGAGCCCAGCCGGTGCGCGCCGCCATCCACGGAGAACGCGCGTTCGCCTTCGTCTCGGTGCTACCCGCTATGTCGGCTGGCGCCGCCGACGTTTGCATGGGAGTGACCGTCTAGAGTTCCAGACTTGAAGGCCCGGCCAAAGCCGGATCTTCAAGGGCGTCCCGAGCGAGGATTGACAGTCACATACCGCTCGTTGTTCCTCGATCACTTCGCCTCACAGGCTTTCGCCTCCACCGCTGGCGCCCTGGGTTCGGGCGGATCGTGTTGCCAGCTATGCGCCGATGCAATCGTCAGTCTGCACCAGCGACCACCATTCATTTCGCTCTCTCAGTTGTTAAATGCCCGTCTTTCCGGGCCGCCATGCCGCCCTGCCCGTCAGGGAACTACCGAAGGTCTTTCGACCAGTCGAGGGATCGAACCTCGTCCTTCTCCAAATCTCGGCAAGCGAGCGGAAATCGAATCCGCCTGATCGTCAATGCTCATGCTGGACTATGAGGAACCTGCGACTTCCGGCGCCCACCTTCGCAGGGTGCAAAGCGCCGACCTCTTTCGTCCGTTGAATCTAGTATCGGTGTTCCGACAGTCTCGGTCAAGCGATATCTGACGATCAGTCGGACAGCATCGCCGAGAAGGCGAACGTGACGTGGTGTGTGGCGTCTCCGATGAACATGACTTCGCCCGAAACGGTGGCGACGATCTCCAGGCTCGCGACATCCTCCAGCGCGTCGATCAGCGCATCCGCCGCGGCCTGGGGCACGCTCCAGTCGGCCGGCGCTGACGTGGACGTGATCTCATCGAACTCCGCCGCGATGGCGGCCTTCGCTTCGTCCTTTGTGGCCGCGCGGATGTTGAAAACGTACTTCATGGATTGGATCTCCTGTGAAGGGTGGATTGTGGCCTAAATCAGGCCCTTATGATGCAGCTTGATCAGCGAACGGAGGTGCCCTTCATGCCAGCACAGCATTACGTCCTGTCGCGTCATTCCGTCCGGCGCTGGCGCGCGATCATCCACGATGTCATGGCACGATGAGCACGCATAGACGCCGCACGGATCAAAGCTCTTGAGGCCCATCCCTCGACCTCCGGCCAGGCCGGGGAAGTGCGACCAGACGGTGGTGGCGTTGTCGAAATTGCAGCCACCTGGGATTCGGATGTCACAGTCCTCGCCGCGCGCGCTTTCGCGGATCTTGCGGCCCATCGCGTCGACCGAGTGCGGCGACTTCGGAATACGCGCGGGCGCCGCGGCCGGCATCACGACGGCGAGCGCCGCGGCCAGGCCGATGGAGCGCGCCGTGGGGCGAGGTGCTATGTCGCCGTCAATCTGCTTTGCCGGCCGCGCAGGAGGGCGTTTCCACGTCATTCGTCACCCCCCCCCGCTAGATTCGACGCCGTTTTGCGCCATGAAGCATACGGTGTATTCGATCAGGCTGGAACTTCGTTTTACGCTCATGAGAGCCGTGCTTTCACGCAGGTTGACGAACTCCCCTTCAAGCCCAGGCACCAGGTCATGTTCCTCTTTCGTCGCGACGGCGTGGCCTGAAACCAGAAGGATCTTCCACTGGAGCACCGTCCGCCTCTTTCCCATCCAGGTCAATCCGCTCTTGGCGATATCGCTGCAGCAAGCATGAAACTTCGCATTCTGCTCGCTGTTGCGCGTCGGGTCTTTTATCTCGACCACCTGTCCGTCGAGCGCGTCACGGAACACATAACCGGCAGCACGCTTTCGTACTTGGGCATTCGCAAGAATGAATCTCTTCATGGCCTCAGGCCCATTTCCCGCTCCCACTCAACGGGATCTCGCGCGCCCTTGGTGCAGTTGCAATGGGGGCATAGCATTTGCATATTCTCGTCGGCGTGCGCGCCTCCGCGAGCCAGGGGCATTTGGTGATCTAGATGGTAGCCACTCTTCCGCAAATCGCATGCGCAGCCAATGCAGCGCCATCCCTGCGCCTCCAGTAGCTTTGGGACAAGACCACGGGAGAGTCGTCCGCCGCTCGCCATCTTTCGCGCGCGCCGATTCTGAACCTTTATCCGCTTCCACTCCGGATGTGCCGCATGCCATTCGGCGATCTTCGCGTCCGCGCGCTCTCTATTTTTCTGACGCCATTCGCGGCAATAGATCCGATGCTTCTCCTGATTCTCATCGCGATATTGCTTGTGGAACGCATCCCACTTTTCAGGATTCTCGTGACGCCACTTTTCACGCAGGGCCTTGCATTTATCAGGGTTCGCGGCCCTGTAGGCAGCTACTTGGGCTTTGCGCGCCTCTTTGTTGGCGTGATATCGCGCACGTTCGATTCGGCGCTTGCGCTCGACAGGCGTCTCTTCGATCAAAGCTGGATCTCCGTGATGATGATGGCTGACGCCGATGGAACATTATCCGGTCGCTGTCCTTCCATCGGATCGTGATATGTGATCGCCAGACGCGGCTCTGCCACGCCATCAATGAAGCCATGTAGGCGCATCGGGTTGATGCGAAAAGCGTAGCTGTCGAACTTGATCCCCGCATGGTGACGAACGGCCGCCATCCACTGAGACACGGCATAGAGTGGCATGCTCGCGACGATTGCCACGTGGCGCAGGGTCTCGGGCGGATCGAGCGTTTCAACGAATTCCTGCGGTGTCATTTCGTGGTTTCCTTGATGCGGTCGCCTTCCAGCTTCCACACGCGCGAGACAGCCTCGCGCACGCGCTTTTCCTGCTCGGGGCCGTACATGGCACCAATCCACTGGTAGTAGGCGTCTCGGGCCGTTCGGTTGTGTTTGCCGAGCATGCTCAAGACCTTGTCCACGAGCGGTTTCCTAGCCACGCACTCATCACGCCATTCGTTCGACCATGTATCCGTCACTTGGCCGTTCAGCAAAACTACCTTCGTTGGTGAACCATTCTTCATGATGCAGCGTCCTCCTGATCGAATGGCTTCGCCTGCCAAGCCCAGAGAATCCGACGACGGCCATACTGTTGCGCCCCCTCGAACTTCTCGCGTGGCAATCGAGCAGAAATCCGCACCAAGCCGGAATCATGGAAGGCATTGATCCAGCCACGAGCGGAAGACACCGCGCAGCCCGTTATTTCCACGATTTGGTCAACGGTCTTCGGTTCCCACATGAGCGCGGCGATGATCTCGGCGACGGTGTCTCGGCGCGCTTGATTGCTGGGGTCAAATTTCTTCGGCATCGGAATCCTTGTCGGGTTCGCTCCACGGCTTCGCCGCGGGCGCGGTGGGTACTTGCTGGGTCTGATGCGGGTTGGGCTGCGGCTTATGCTTGAAGCACGTTGGGCCGATGGGGCTGAATGTCGTGATCCATCGCGCCTCACACCCGGGATGACGGCAGCGCTCGGCGCGCTCGCGGTCGGCTTTCGTGCGGCGCGGCATGGTCACTGGATCCGGCGGACGGGCGCGGGCTCAGCCAGGCGGCGCACCTGGTCGGGCGACTCCAGCGAGACAGAGGCGTTTACGGTGTCGTGATCGCCCTGAAGCGCCAGCGGCGCCTCGGCCACGCCGCGAGTTGTGTAGGTGCGGAAGAAGTCGCAGAACCGTTTCTGGAGGAACTGCTGTTCGTCGTTCGGTGCGCGGCAGATCGCCGCCCAGCCGCCAAGCTCGCGAACGGTGGCGTGGATGACGGGATCCCCGAAATCCACCGTCGCATACGCCCCGACCTCCGACATGGCGCGCGTGACGCGACCCCAGGCCAGGAGTGCCCGATCCGTGTGCGTGCCCTGTAGCTCGCGCACGAAGTCGCCAGGCATCGGCGCGAAGCTGCTCCGCTCCGGGTGCATCGCGTGGGCCTGCAGCGCCTTGTTCACCTGTTCGAGGCTGAAGGGCTGGCAGGCCGTCCACCACACCGACAGCGTGAAGTCGGTGACATCCTTTCGCCAGAAGGCCAGGGCCTGGGTCATGAGTTCGGCGAACTCGGCTTTTTCACTGGCCTGCATGATCGGCCCCCTTCGATGCCCAGGCGCGGCCGACTGCGCGATTGCTGTCCTCGACGGCCTTCTGGCGATTCATGTGGCCGGCGCCGCTGCTGGTGCTGCCCGAGCCCAGGAGCCAGGCGGCCTCGACGGAAATCCAGTTGCGTGCAATGGCCTTGAGCGCGGCGGCTTCCAGCGTCCAGCCCGTCGCCTTCTCGACCTCCGCGACGAAGCCCTTCCACGCAAGCGCCGTGAGCTTCGCCTTCTTCGCTCGACGGTGATCGATGAAGCCCTGGGCCGTTTCCGACGTGAGGCCGGAAGCGATCAAGTCATCGACGGTGAGCCACGGCGCAGGCGTGGCCTTCTTCGATCCCTGATCCTTTCCTTGATCCAGATCCTTGATCCTTGATCCAGATCCTTGATCCTCCGACGACGCTTCGCGAGCCTTCGCGAGGATTATCGAGGCCTCATCGAATGGAGGCTTGACCACAGGCTCGAAATCAACCGGAATCGGGGGGATCTTCGAGGGAGAAGGCTTGTCGATCTTCTGATGTTTCGTCCATTCGGTGACTTGAACATAGCTCGTTCCCTCGATCTGATAGCGCCGAATCGATGCCTGCGCCTCCAGTTCAGAAAGCCATCCGTCGATCAGCGCCGGAGCGTCGTCGTCGTATGGGAAAAGAAGGCTCGCGAGCATTCGCGAATTTCCTCGAAGCCTCCCCTCATCGTCGGCGAGCGTCCACAATTGAATAAAACACAAGCGTGCATCGCGACTCACGCGACCCATGCTTTCGGACTGCGGAAACTCCGGCTTGATCGTCCTGATGCGGGCCATTACTCGTTCGCCTCTCGAATCTTGCTCCAGCACACGCCACAGAAGTACCGGAACAGCCTGTATGACGGTGCGCGGGACGCACGCGCGATATCGGCCGCTTCCATGACGGGATAGAGTCCCAGGCGTTCGACGAACACCCTCACGGACTTGAAATCGGCCGAAGACACGTTGTCTTTTCCCGGCCATAGGGTTTGGATGACGCGCCATGTCTCGTCCTCGATCCTCTCTCGCTTCGCATTCAGGATGGCCTGATAGCCAAGAAGCTGCGCCTCTCGTTCCACCGTCTCGCGAGCCTTGCTGGAAAGGCTTTGCGGGACGCTGGAAAGCAGCCGGCCACCCTTCCCAAGGTTGCATGGCTCGCAGGCCGTCACGAGGTTGTCCTGGTCGTTCTCGCCGCCCTCGACTACCGGATGAACATGATCGACGTGGAGCAGGACAGTAGGCGGAACAGCTCCGCAATATTGGCAAGTGAACTTGTCCCGCTTGAACACGTCGAAGCGGGTTTTCTTGCTGAGCGCTTTGCGCTTTGTCGCCACAGTGGGCACCTCCATCGGCAGGTCATCGTTTGGGTGCGACGGCGTGACCGGGCGATGAACCCCGGTCAGGGGTGCCCCCCTTGCCGCGCGCACCTAGTTTCGCACGACAATTCGGGAACGTCACCTGCTATATCGCAATTTTTTCTAGATCGAATTTCCGTGCGTTACCCCACATAAGGTGCGGTAGCGCACACGAAAAGAGCCCGCAGACGCTTGGGGCGAGTGCGGGCAAACCGGCCGAGGCCGGGAGGGAGGAAACTGATCAGCCGGCGGGCGCCTGGGCCAGCTCGTCCACGAGATCGCGAGTCTTCGTATCCTTCTCGGGCTCGGCCGGGGCGCCGCCCAGCACCCACTCCAGAGCTGCGCCGAATCCATCGCCGAAGGCTTGATCCCACTGCTCTTTTCGGAAGTCGGCGTAGCGCGCGAGAACTTGAGCGCGCGTCTTCATCTTCGGGGCTTCGCTCTTGCCCTTGACCACCTCGCGCTTCGCCTTCGCCTTGGCGTGGCCGGTCTTGCCCGCGGTCGCGCGGATGATCTCCTCCACCTTGGCGGTCTGCTGGCTCGGCGTGAGGCGCGACAGGTAGAGCGAGTCCGTGATGCCGATATAGCCCGCCTCCACGGCCTTCTGGACGGTCTTTCCGCAGTCCAGCAGGGCCAGGGTGTTCTTCACCGTCAGCTTGTTCACGCCGAACGCCAGGGCCACGGCGTCGTCGTCCTGGCCCAGGTTCTTCAGGCGCTGCATCTTGGCGGCGCGGATCAGCGGCGGGTCGGACTGGCGAAGCTCGTTCGTCGCCACCATGACGCCGAACAGCGTGGCCGCGTTGTCGCCCTTGCGCGTCGTCGCGGGAACGAGGAGCGTGGGGCGACCCTCGGCATGGAGGCGGCGGTTCGCCTCGGCCGCGTTCTTCACGCGCTGGCGGCCATCGACCACCAGAACCTCGCCGGATTCGGTGTCGAGCGTGACAATGATGGGCTCCAGCACGCCGAAGGCCATCATGTTCCGAACGGTCGCGTCATCGACGGGAAGCGCGTGGCGCTCGTCGTAGAGCGGATGCGACTTGTCGGTGATGATCTTCAGCTTCTCCGGCGCGAAGCTCAGGAGGTTCGTGGAGCCGTCAGCCCCGTAGACTTCTTTGGACGAGCGTCCCATGTGGTTCTTTCAGGTGGTGGATTGATAGCCTTCACGCGAGGGCGTGACGGTGACGATCTCGTGAGTCGCGCCCATGCTGCAGGCGTGACTCGCTTGAGTGACTTCGATTCGGAGCCCGAGCTGTCGAGCCGTCGAAACCAGGTTATCCACCTGGCGACGAAGGTAGTGGGCATGGCCCGAGGTGTTCAGCTCGTGCCAGCGGGCGGCCTGTGCCTCCAGGCTCGGGCGCTCGGCGCTCATGCCGGAACCGCCAGGCGCTTCGCCATCGCGTGCGGGTCGCGCGGACGAACCACGACGACGCCGAACACGTCGGCCACGTTGTGGACTTCCAGCACGAGGCCGGCGGAGTGGGCGACGGACTGCAATGCGCTCGCCTGGTCGGCGATCTCCCCGGCCATCATTTCCGTCGCAATGTCGCGGATCTGGTCTTCAGTCAAGAAACGCATTTCAGTCCCTCCTTTCATGGTTTGGCCGCCGCCATGTAGGGTTTGCGGCGGCCGGTGGTCGAGTAGCACTCCACGGAGTAGCGTGGGCTCGCGGGGTGCCAGGCTTCATCATCCGCGCGGAGCGTTCCGCCCGTGATCGATTCGAGCCGGAGCTGGTGAACGTGCGGAATCACTTTCCACTCGCTCACCGTGTTCTCCCGCATGTCCAGCGCCCGCGCGAGGGCTCGCGTGGTCAAGTAGTGGGATAGGGCTTCGTCTTTGGTCATGCTCCGAGTATCGGCGCTCCGACAGTATCGGTCAAGCGAATTTCCTTTCATAAATCGCTTGACCGACAGTATCGGATATCCGATACTAGAGTCACTGAAGCGAACCACCTAGGACGACACCATGAACGCCAACCCCGTCAAGTTCAACGCCATCCCCGCATGGACTCTGCCCACCACGCCGGACTCCCTGGCCCTGTTTGAGTGCATCGCCCTGGCTGGCCTGGAGGGGCAATGGATTCGCCTCGACGCGGCCACCCAGCGCGCGATCATGGGCGCCAACGTCTTCGGCAAGCAGCAAATCAGGATCGATGCCGATGGCGAGCTGTGCGTTCGCCGATCCACCTGTTTCGGAACCATGTTCGAGGTCGGCCACCCGCTCCTCGCGAACCTCCGCCGCGCCATCGCCGAGTCCCTTCGCCTGTCGCCCGGCGTCTTCGGTCAGGGCTATCTCTCCTGCTGATCGACTGAAGGTGTAACAGTCGCAAATATCGCTTGCCCGATAGTCTCGGATATCCGATACTACGTTCACTGAAGCAAACAACCCACCGGAGCAGAACATGACCACCACGCAAATCGAAGTCACCGAGTCCACCCAGATCAATGAAGGCGTCGAGCGCTACGATTTCGGCCTGCACGACAAGACGAAGGCGAAGAAGGCCGTTGGATGCCAGATCGCTCGCGCCGTGTTCGTGATCGTTGGCGGACTCCAGCCCGGCTCCAAAGTCTGGAAGGCTTCGAGCTGCCACGGCCACGTCCGCACGTACCATCCGGACGGCACCTATTACGTTTGGCTGGGTCGCGCAACCCGCGCGGGTGAGTGCTACGGCCCCGGCCAGGACTGGCATTACTGCACCACGGAAGCCCAGCGCCAGGCGGAAATCGACAAGTACCTGAAGGACTCCGAGGCTCGCGCGAAAAAGAATTTCTCCGCCTGATTTTGACCGGCCGCAAGGCCGGCTCCAGGCGCTAGGGGCACCCTAGCGCGTGGGGCCATACCGGCGCCACTCTACAGGCCATGAACATGCAAACCATTCGAACCACCGACCACGCCGCGATCCGCGAGGCCCTGGACAAACTCCTGGGCATCACCGACCGCGCCGCCCGAGGCGAAGTCCTCGGCCCGAACGACATTCAGGCGATGCGCGCCGCCGCCACCCATGCCGGCCGCTGCGCCGCCGCCAGCCTTTGCACCGATTGGGAAGGTGAGGTAGAAGGCCCCCACGATGCGCTCGACTGGTGCGAAATGCTCACCTACGTCGCCGACCCCTTCTAAACAATTGGAGCCCGAAATGACAAGTCCGTTTGTGATTGACGCAGGACAGCCCCGGCCCGCCGGCCGACTGGAGCACGGCTGGAGCGAATCCCGCGAGGGGGAGACGACGCTGGCCGAGCTGGTGGATAGGTTCGGCGTCACGTCAGTCGCCTATGACGCGAACGGGCATGTCCTCTACGTGGTGGACTCCTCCGAGTCCGAAGTGGCGAACGCTATCCCTCCCGACGCGAACCGCACGTTCGGCCCGGTGGCTCACCATGCGAGCCATGCCCCGGGGATCATCGCGTTCGTTGTCTCCTTTGCTTCGACCGGCCTTCTCCTGGGCTGGCTTTTGTTCCAGGTGCTGAAGGCCCTGGGCAAGTCCTACTCCTGAAAGACGCACATGAACAACGCACGAAATTACAGGTGGCAATCCAGCGCCTGGACTGGCAGGGCTCCCCGCTCGACTTGCCAGCGCTGGCCGGCCGATCCGATCAGCATTCCATCGGGCTTCTGGCGCCGGCTCCTGGTCTGGTTCTGCGGACACTGAATATCGCTTGTCCGATAGTCTCGGATCTGCGACACTCTTGACTTCATAACCTGGACACGACATGAGCGACAAGACAACCACGCCCGCCGGCCTCCTGAAGATGCGCGAGCCGTTCGCACCTAACCAGATCGGCAAGCTCCCGAAGGAGTCGAAGAAGCAGCGCGAGGAGCGCGAGCAGAACCGGAACCTCGGGTTCAATTGCCCGATCTGCAAGGGCTGGCATCACAAGAATGCCGTTCACCTGGACTATGTGGGCCACGCCGCCGCGACGGATCGCCTCCTGGACGCTGATCCCTCCTGGAATTGGGAGCCCGTGGCCTGGACGGATCAGGGCGAACCGAAGTTCGATCCCATCGGCGGAATGTGGATCAGGCTGACCGTGTGCGGGGTGACGCGCCTGGGCTACGGAAACGCCGACAAAAAGGCCATGGCGGACGCTGGCTCGCGCGAGAAAGAAGTGATCGGAGACGCAATCCGCAATGCGGCCATGCGGTTCGGCGCCGGCCTCGAAATGTGGCACAAGGGCGACCTTCACGGCCCGGACGTCCCGCCCGATCCCGAAGGCGATCCCCCATTCGACGGCCACCCGGCCGACGTTCGCGAGCGCCAGGACGCGACCCCGCCGCCGCCCCCGGCCTCCAGGAATGGCGAGCTGGCCCCCTATCCGAAAGACCGTTTCGAGGCGGACTTTCCGAGCTGGAAGGCCGCCGTGGAGGCGGGCACGAAGACTGCAGCCCAGGTGCTCGCGATGGTCGGAACGAAGGGAACGCTTAACCCGGTTCAGAAAGCGAAGATCGAGGCCCTTCGCAAGGCGAAGTAAAGATATCGCTTGTCCGATAGTCTCGGACAGGCGATACTGTAGTTTTCAACCTGACAGAACACCATGGAACGCATCACACACAACATCGTCCAGAAATCGCCCGAGTGGTACGCCCACCGATACCAGCATGAAAACGCGAGCGATGCCGCCGCGATGCTGGGTTGCAGCCCGCACAAGACTCGCGACGAGCTTCTGGCCGAGTATTACCTGGGCATGGGCCGCGACTTCAGCCAGTACGTCCAGGAGATCGTCCTGGATCCAGGCCACGCATTTGAGGCCCTGGCGCGCGAGCTGGCCGAGGAGATCATGGGCGAAAGCCTGTTTCCCGTCACCATGAGTTACGGCACGCTTTCCGCCTCGCTCGACGGCCTGTCCTTCGACGGCCGGAAGTCCTGGGAACACAAGCGACTGAACGCCGAGCTTCTGGCCGTGATGCCGTCCGAGTTCAATGCGGGCGCGGATCTTCCGAAGTACCACCGTGTCCAGATCGAACACCAATTTATGGTCACTGACGCACAGGAAACGCTGTTCACTGCGTCGAAGTGGAACGGTGATCAGCTCCTGGACGCAAGGCACGCCTGGTGCTTCCCGGATCTCGCATTGCGCGAGGAGATCGCCGCCGGCTGGGCGCAATTCCGCATCGATCTCGCGAACTACGTCCCGAAGGCACCGGCCGCGCCGAAGGCCGTGGGGAAGACCATGGAGAGCCTTCCGGCGTTGTTCGTCGTGGTCGAGGGCCGCGTGACGGAAACGAACCTGGGGCCGTGGAAGGAGACGGCTCTGAAGGCTATTCGAAGCGTGAACCGCGAGCTTTCGTCGGATCAGGACTTCGCGACCGCCGCGAATATGCTGAAGTGGTGCGAGACGGTGGAGAGCAACTGCGACACGGCGCGCGAGTACACCCTGTCCCAAACGACCAGCATCGCCGACGCGCTGAAGGCGCTGGATGACGTACAGGCCGAGGCCCGTACCTGTCGCCTGGAGCTGAAAAAGCTGGTGGACAAGCGCAAGGCCGAACGCAAGTCCGAGATTGTCGGCGATGCCGTGGCCGAGTTCCATTCTCACGTCGCCGAGCTGAATGCCAGCCTGGCCCCCTACAGCCTGCCCACGATACCCGCCGACTTCGCCGGACAGACGGCCAGGAAAAGCTCTTTCGACTCCATGCAATCGGCCGTGAATACGGAACTGGCCCGCGTCAAGATCATTGCGACGACGACGGCGGGCGCGATGAAGGCCCGTCGCGCCCTGATCGAGGCGGAACCCGACTTTGCGTTTCTGTTCAATGACGCGGCCTCGCTGATCCAGAAGGACGCCGAGACGGTGGCGCTGATCATCCGAACGCGGATTCACGATCATCGCGAGGCGAAGGCCGCCGAGGAGAACGCCACGCGCGCCAGGATCGCGGCCGAGGAGAAGGAAAAGGCCGAGGCCGCCGCGCGTGAGCAGGCCGCCGAGATCCTGCGCCAGGAGCGCGCGGCCCAGGCCGAGCGCGACGAGGAGGCCGCCGCCCAGGCGCGCGCCGAGGCCGCCGAACGTGAACAGGCCGCCGAGATCCAGGCCGCCGAAGATCGCCGCCGCCAGGACGAGGCGTCGAAGGCCGAGCGCCAGCACGCGGAGGAGGATCTTCGCGAGCTGGGCCAGGCCGGCGCCCCGGTGGCGTCCGCTGTCGCCGAGTCCATCGTTTCCTCCAGCCTGGAAGCGTTCGAGTCTCCGAGGCGCGATCCGCTGGCCGTTCCCGGCTTTCCTGGCGCCGGCAGGCCCGCCACCCTACAGACCCTGACGCCGGAAACAACGGCCCAGGAGGAGCGGGCCTGGATCAACCTGGGCAAGATGGCCGAGGCGTTCGGGTTCCGACTGGATGCCGAGTTCGTGACGGAGACGCTGGGCGTCCCGTTCCGCCGCACCGAGAAGGCCGCGAAGTTCTGGACGGAATCGGACTTCAAGCTGATCCAGGCCGCCCTCGTCAAGCACGTCCAGCAGGCGTGCCCCATCCCGTTCTAAACCGTGGCGCCCGGCCGGCGCCGTTTCCCGAGAGTCCATCATGAAATTCCCCGGTGACAATGAAATCACCCTGACGGAGAACGCGATTCGCGAACTTCTGAAGGCCCAGGCGCCCGCCTTGTTCGGTGACGACGACGCGCGAATCACGAAGATCACGACGAAGACCTATCCGGCTGGCCTGGTGGTGACGTTCACTACCGATCCCGAGGTTCCGCCGGCCCCGCCTCGTGTGCGCGAGCCGCGCCCATCCGTCGAGGCCGCCCCGATGCTCCCGCGCGTCGATGGCGACGACGGACACCCCTTCTAAACTTCAGGAGCCATCATGCCCCGCCCCTTCGTTCAGGCCCAGGCGTTCGAGACGACGCCCCGCCCTCCCATCGCTCTCCAGGTCATCAAATCCGAGCGCGTGGCCGCCCAGGGCTATGACCCCATCACCCGGACGCTTGCCGTTCAATTCAAGCCGAAGCCGGGCCTCCTGGCCCCGGTCTACCATTACCCCGAGGTCAGCCCGGAACAGTACGCCACGTTCGTCGCGCCCGAGACGGCCGGATCTCTGACCAGCGCGGCGATCAGCCTGGCGATCTTCAAGAAATACCAGGCCGAGCCGCTGCCGGCCCTGGAGAGCTGAAGATGGCCGAGCGCTATGCCGCTCGCGGAATGCAGGGGTACGCGGAGATCCTGGCCGCGATCCGGGTCTATCCCTCCTCGGCCTGGGACATTCACCGTCACCTCGGCGTCACCGAGTTCGAGGCCGCCCGAATCATGGTTCGGATGACGATCCATGGAATCGCTCACGTCCACGACTGGCATCGCCGCGAGCCCGGAAAGCACGTCTCCGCGCGCTGGAAAATGGGAGGCGGCCCGAGCGCGCCCAGGCCGACGACGACGGCGGCGGGGCGGCCCCTTGTGCGCGAGTCGCGCAAGCCCGAATTTAAGCCCGAGCTGTTCACGTTCTGCCAGGTGGTGAAGGCCCTGGAATCGGGCGCGACGGTACGGGCTGTTTGCGAGCTTTGCGGCCTCACCTACGGGGCTGCAAACAACCTAGTCAAGCACATGCGGAAGCTGCGCCTGATCCACGTGAGCGAGTGGGAGAAACCTGAGTTCGGGCCACGGACTCGCGTTTACATGCTGGGCGACATTCGTGACGCAAAGCGCCCGCCGCTGGAGACTGATAAGCAACGGAACGCCAGGTACTGGCAACAGAAGAAGGCGCGCCGCGATACGGCCATGATTGTCGGACTCACGGCCGGATCCGCTATTCACCCGCTTGCACAAACATCGGAAGCCCGATAGTATCGGGTTTCCGACCCACAACCTGGACACGACATGATTTATCCCCGCTACGCCGTGAAGGCCGCCTATGACACTGCCATGACGCTCTACCCGACGCACGAGGCCGCCGTGGCGGCTGTCGCTCGTGAGTTGTGCATCAGTCCCGAGGCTGTCGAGGAAGCTCTGGCGCCGGAGACGATTCAGTGACTGACCAGGGCGACGATGACGATATGAGCGACTTCTGGCGCGACGTGCGCGCAGCTCACCAGCAGAAACGCGCAAACAATCGCATCGACAACGCCGCCATGCTGCTCGCCGCCGGCCTCAAGTTCGAGACGAAGAATTTTGGCGCACACCTTGTCGTTCGAGCGCTTGGCCGAACTGTCGATTTCTGGCCTGGCACGGGCTTGTGGATCGTCCGAAATACAAAACTGCAGGGCCGAGGCGTTCAACACTTGATCGACTCGCTCACACCATCGAGTGACACGAAATGACCGACAGAACCCGCAAAGCATTGACGGCCGCGCGCGATCTCCTGGCGCGATCCCCCACCTATCAAGAGCGACATGATGCACTTCGATTGATCGATGAGGCGCTGGCTGATAGATCACTGCTGGACGAGCTGGATGCGTTGAGGACAGCGGCCGGGGTCGCCCTCGAAGTCCTCGACCACTATCAGCACGGCGGCAGTGAGTCCCGAAAACCCGCAGTCCGAGCAATCGAAGCTCTGAGGGCTGCGATCAATACCAAGGAAGCGACATGACACGCTACGTTTTCCAAGAAGTCTCGGTCAAAGGCGTTTTCCGCTGGAAGGACGCTGATGGCAAGTCGCGCCAAGAGACGCGCAAGTTCATGCAGACGCTCAACCCGTTCAACAAGAACGTGCGCGGCGAACCGAAGTCCTACAGCGAAATCATGGCCGAGATTCGCAGTGAGCGCGACCTTTGGCTGCTTCAACGCAAGAACGACATGACGGAGGCCAACCATGTCTGACACCACCACCCCGCAGGGCGAGCCGATCAGCTTGCCTGAGCTGCCTGAATCCGCGCAATGCGGCGATCAAACGACCGACTTTCGCGGCAATTCGCTCAACTACACGGACGAAGAAATGCAGGACTACGCCCGCGCCGCCATCATCCAAGACCGCGCCCGTAGTGCTGCGAGCCCTGACGTGGCGAGCGAGCGGGAGCAATTTGAGGCGTACATCCGCAAGGACTGCGGCGACCTGAGCACGTTCGGCCGAGGCGAGAACATGCACTACTGCAACAGCGCCGTGAACAACGCGTGGTGCGGCTGGCAAGCGCGTGGCCGCCTCGCTGCCGCAACCCAGGCGAGGCTGGACATTCCGATGTCTTGCCGCGATTCGCACGAGGCGAGCCTGAAGTACGTCGAGGGCTGGAAAGCCTGCGAGGCTGCAACCCAGGCGAGGGCTGCTGTGGGAGCGGAGCAGAGCCGGGGCGAGCGCGAGGCTTTCGAGACGTGGATGTCTGGGAAAGGCTACGGCGAGACTCCACGTATGTGCAGCCCCGGATCGCCCCTCGAAGGCGAATACGCCGACACCCATTGGCGTGACAGTTGGGAAGTCTGGCAAGCCGCCCTCTCCGCGCAGACCCCTGGCGAGGGGTGGATGCCGTGAAGCATATCTTCTGCTACAGCGGCGGCCACACATCGGCCGTCGCAGCCATCGAGGGCGTGCGTCGTTTCGGGGCCGAGAACTGCATCCTGGTCAACCACGACATCCATTTCAGCGTCGAGGGTGCGGACATCAAGCGCTTCAAGCAGGAGGTGTCCGATTACCTGGGCGTGCCGGTGACCTACGTCAACCACCACAACGCGGAGTTCGACCAGTTTGATGTCTGCGTCGAGGCCGGTGCGTTCAAGGTGGGTAACGGTACGGAGTTGTGCACAAACCGGCTGAAGACGGGGCCGTTCATGAAGTGGTTGCCCAGTCAGGGCGAGTGCATCCTCTACTACGGCTTCGATCCCCATGAGACGAAGCGTATCCAGCGGCGCAGCAGCATCATGGCCGCGCAGGGCTACCGCACGGACTTCCCTGTCGCGCTCTGGGGCCAGCGCACGATCTTCGCCACCGAGGACATCGGCATTCGCCGCCCCAACACCTACGCAGTGTTCAAGCACGGCAACTGCGTCGGCTGCCTCAAGGCTGGCTGGCAGCACTGGTACATTGTGTACTGCACCAGGCCGGACATTTGGCTCAAGGCCAAGTGGGCTGAAGAGACGATCGGCTACGCCATCCACCACGACGAAAGCGGCCCCGTGTTCCTGGAGGACATGGAAGAGAAGTTCGCCACGATGAAAGCCGCTGGCGTCCCCGCGACCGAGCAAGTCTCGCCCCAGCGCTGGTGGGCCGATGCACGCAAGGTCGTGAAGATTCACCAAGAACAGGAGCGCGCTGCGGCGTGCGACGAATGCTCGCTATGACCCATCCCGACTTCGCCCACATCGGCGACCCTGCCACGAACCTTATCGAGGAATGCGCCGAGCTGATCCAGGCGTTGACCAAGCTGCAACGCTTTGGCCCTGGCGTTCCACCTTACGACAACCGCGCCAAGGTGATCGCCGAGATTGCCGACGTTCGGAATCGCATCACCGAATGGGACATCGCCAATGCCGACTCTCTCGCTGCTCGGCCTCCTGTCGATGCGGTGCCGGGAGAGCCGGTGGCAAAGGTGCTTTTTCGACAAGACGAAGACGGCCTAGAGCCCGTGATGTTCTACGGCCCTGGAACAGAGCCCGATCCAGCCACCCTCAAAGATCGTTTCGTGATTCGTGACGTGTGGCTTTCGACGCCCACCTCCACGGCACCCCAGGCAGTTGGCGTACACGACTTCGCATCGCAGCTCAGCGTTGAAGAGGGATTGGCCGCGCTCGTCGCCGATCAGCAGTCTCGCACTCCTGTGGCAACCCGGGCAGTGGGAGAGCCGATGGCGCCCAATGCTGCAACGCTGGAAGACGCCGCCATTGTTTGCGAGCGCCCCGGCAACCACCACAAGGGTGTGGCGGCCGGCGTGCGCGCCATCGCCGCCGCCATCGCGAACATGGCCTACGAGACGAACGTCGGTGAGTCACCCAGCGGATTCGCCCTCGTACCACTCGAAGCGTTCAATGCCGTTGTCCGCGCCGCTCCTGTGGCACCGCGTGCGGGCGAGGAGCCGATGGCCTGGGCTGACGGTGAAGGGCGAGTTCTCTCGGCTGCCCAAATGGAGAATGCCCGCAACCACCAAGGGGAACCGGGCAAGATCGTCGCTGCGCAGTATTCGACGCCACTCTACCCGCCGCGTGCGGGCGAGGAGTCGAAAACGTACCGAGATTTTCTGGCGTTCGACGACCATGAGTCCACCCCTCCAGTGCCCGCGAAGGGAGAGGAGGCGAGCCACGGCATCCCCCGAGACCTTGCGCAGCGTCTGACGACAGCGCTGGGCTTCCTGCCGCCAGGACTGCACATCGATGCCGCCGCTGCACCTACAGCGACCGTCGAGCCGAGGGAGCCGCTGACCGCCGATGAGGTGATCGACGAGCTGAGCCGGCCTTGCTACGAGTCCGAAGACCCGTTCGATTGGTTCGAGGCCGGCGTCCGATTCGCCGAACGACACCACGGCATCGCCACCCTGAAGGCTGCTTCAGGGGCTGCAGTGGATGAATTTTGGAATGGCACCCTATCGGATCGGAACAATCCGGAATGAAGCCGGCGCCGATCACTGCGGAGACGTTGAAGGCCGGAACCATCGAGGCGGATCAATGGTATGGCCGAGACGAGAAGCTGGGGCCTTGCTGGATGGGCCAGGACGGCTATGCATGCCGGTACGGCTATCGACGCCTGGACTTGCGGATTCGCGGGCTGGATGGCCGCCAGAAGCGGCTTTCCGCGCATATCCTGGCGTGGCTCCTCGATCATCTGGGGCCGATGGAGCGGGATGATCTATACTTAGCGTACATTGAATTTCGTTCGAGCGGGCTGCAGCTCGACCACGTTTGTCATGAGCCATCATGCCGGCGACCGAGTCACCTAATTCCCTGTACGCAATCGGAGAACATCCGAAACGGAAAGGAGCGGGACTATCAGCGATCGCTCGCGCGCCCATCCGTGGATTTCTATGAGCCCGAAGAAGAATTGGAATTTTGATGCCGATGAATCATCTGAGCCCCGAGGTTGCGGGCGCCTATAACTCCTGGATCGCGATGAGGCATCGCTGCGGGCCGACTTCCAAGGGAAAGATTCGCGCCGCCTATCACGATGCCGGCATTCGCGTATGCACGCGATGGGACAGCTTCGCGAATTTCCTGGCTGACATGGGGCCTCGCCCGGCCGGAACGTCCATCGACAGATTCCCAGACGGGAGGGGCAACTACGAGCCAGGCAATTGCCGATGGGCCACCGCCTCGGAACAGGTTCTGAATCGCGCACCGTTCAAAACCAAGGCCAGAAAACCCATCGAATGGATGGGGCGTTCCCAGGCGCTTCGGCAATGGGAGAAGGAGTTGGGTTGCGTGCCTGGTTGCCTAGAGAGTCGAATGGCTCGTGGTTGGAGTGTTGAAAAGACAATGACCACGCCGTTTAAAAGGAGATAGCAAAGTCTCGCTTGACCGACAGTCTCGGATATCCGATACTGAAGGCACTGAAACGAACCAACCACCTAGAGAACACCATGGACATGATCTTTGAATTCCAGGAGGGCGCCCTGGATTGCGCCCAAGCCCTATACAACGCCGGCCGCCCGTACACCTTTAGCCGCACGGACGAAGGTGGTTTCATGATCTCGACGCGGGATTGATCCCAGCCGATCAGCCTCGCGTGCGGGGCTGTCGAGTGCGATCAACCAACGAAGGAATGACATGGCATCCGAAGCACAGAAGCGCGTCTTGGAGGAGCTGATTGCGGGGCGCGATCCGACTCAGCATTTCACAACGATGAGCCAGCATGGCGGCTATCACATGACGCTCACTTCGCTGCGGCGCGCTGGGTTTGTGGACGGCATGGTCGTGACGGATGCCGGTCGCGCCATCGTTGCGCCTCCCGCGCCGGCCCCGACCCCGAAACCGCATCGTGTCAGCCGGCCGCACTATCGCTCTGAGAGCGGCGACCACCGCGACTTGCACGGCACGGGCGACAACCTGGGCGAATCGCCCGACTACTGAGGGATTGCGATGACAACACACACACCCAAAGACGGCAGTGCAGGGCCAGCGTGGCATCGCTCAGGAGGCCGTCCACCGCTTCACCAGCTGCGATCCCGGTCCGTGGAAGCGCATGCCGCCTGCGCTGCGTGACGCTATCGCAAAGGCCACCGGCCTGACGACTCTCTGACCGTAGCCGCTTGCCCTGCGTGCAGGGCTTGCGAGTGCAGTATCTATGCGAGATAGGCGCCAGAATGAACGAGGACCGCGATTGCGGGCATTTTTCTTGTGCGGTAAGGATCAATGGCTTAGGGCGTCGTAATCGCTGCTGCAGAGGCCGCCACTGATGCGGAGGCCGGCGGCGTAGGCAGCAAGGTCAGCAGCGTCTGATTCCGCTTCTGCACGCGCGTCGAGAGCTGCGCCAAGCAATCCCCCTTGCACCATGCCGGTTCCGGTGTCGCCTCCGGCCGCGCCGCTTGCGGTAGCTTGGGGATGACCCGCGGCGGCTGCGCGACGAATTGAGTCGTCCCGCAGGCGGTAAGCGCCAGCGATAGCAGAACGCAGATCGGCCACCTGTGCGGCCGTGGCTTGGACTTGTTGCTGGGCATCATGGAGATTCCCCTTCTGTTCGGCGAGCATGGTGGCGTCCTGGGCGGCCTGGGAGGCTGCAGCGGCCGCAGTGGCTGCCGCCACCTTCGCGGTGATGACCTGGCGGGCGTCATCGGCGATCTTCGCGTCATGGAAGCCAAGCCACATGAGCGCGGCGGCCACAATGATCAGAACGCCGATCACCTCCCAGCCGAGGCGCGTGATGCCGAGCGCGGGCACGTCACGCCGTCTTGACGCTGGCGGCCGAGGATACGGCCTGGATGCGCGCCAGGAGCGCGGTCTTCCGCGCGATGGTCGCGTCCGCGTCGGCCTTCGCCTGGAGCTGTTCCGACGTGTCGGCCAGGCGCGCCACGAGCGCGCCGGTCAGCTTGACGATCTCCGAATCCGAATAGTCCTCCACGCGTTTCTCGACGGTGGCGGCCTCGGCCTTCACGGTCGCGACGATGGCCGAGACTTTCTGGCTGGCGTGGTAGTGGGCGAACGCCCAGACGAGCACGCCGACGAGGATGCACAGGGCGATGACTTGGGGCGTGGAAAGCGAGTCCATGAGGGATTCCTTCAGTGTTGAGCGCAGAGCGCGGTTTCAGCAGTACGGCGCCGGATGATGCCGTAGCAGTTGCTCGATGCCAGGTGGCAATCCTTGCCGTTGGCCTTGTCGAACTCGGCAATGGTAGCGCAGGCGGCGCCGAACTGACCCGCCCTCACCTTGCGAGGGATTGAAGACCGACAGACGGCGCCCGTCCCGATGTTGAAGCCCAGCGACAGAAACGCCCCGAGCTGATTCGCGTTCAGCTTGCCAACGTCCATGCACGCCGCTTCGGCGTCATAGGTCTTGCGGAGATCGGCCGCCTGCATTTCATCGCATTCGGCTAGGGTGAAGTCCTGGCCTGGGGCGAGCGGGACGCCGTTGAACGTGCCGGTGTGCCCACGGCAGGCGGTCGGCAGCTTCCAGCCATAGACGACATCGGGATAGGTGTGCGTCACCGTCCCCTCGAACGGCCGGACGATGGTCGTGCACGCCGCGATGGCCGCCAGCGCGAGGCCCGATAGGGCGCCAGCGCGTGAGGCGGTCTGGATCCGCTCAGCCATCGCAGTCCGCTCGCGCTTTCGGCTGTGCCACCAGGCGCGAGAAGCCGGCGCCGGCCGAGATCGCAGCGCTCGCCAGCGCGAGATACGGCGGCTGCCCCGTCATGTGGACTTGCCATCCAGCATCGACGGCGGAAGCCAGGACGGCAACGGCCGAGAGGCGAACGCTCCAGAACTTGTGCCAGAGCTTGCCGGCGTCGTCGATCAATTTCATAGGTGAAATCGGCCACTCGTGGTAGCCTGTGTGTCCGATTCTATAAACCCTGGTTCACATGCCAAAGACATATGCAGGCTCGCTGAGGCTGATCTACCCGTCCGAATACAGCACTTGGCGCGCAATGCTAAGTCGCTGCTACCAGCCTCGGAATGGATCATACGCGCGGTACGGTGGAGCAGGAATCCGGGTCTGCGTGCGCTGGCACACCTTCGCGAATTTCATTGACGACATGGGGCCGCGACCGCCGGGCTTGACCGTCGAGCGCATCCGCAACGGTGAGGGCTACCACGCAGATAACTGCCGCTGGGCAACGAAGAAGGAACAAGGGCGCAACCGCTGGGACAATCAGAACTTGAAATTCAAGGGCCGAACGCAATGCCTGGCGGCGTGGTGCGAGGAGCTGGGGATCAGCCATCCCACCGCGCTCCGGCGCCTGTCACGTGGCTGGACGGTCGCGAAGACCTTCACCACTCGCGTCAGGAGCTATGGGGCGTCTTCGTCGTCTGCAGCCGCCCATCCGGCCCCGTCGTCACCCCGTACTCTCCACGGGCTGGCGTCGTCGGCTTCGGAGGTGCAGGCGTGGCTCGCGGGATAGCCGGCCCGAGCGGTCGCCAGGGCGGAGGCGGCGGCTCGGTGTCGCGCATCAGCGGCGCCCGCCGGTATCGTGCTGCATGGAGCCCACGATCCATGCCGTGTGATCGGCCTCGTTCTGGACTTCCTTGAGCTGGGCGCCCTGAACGGCCGTCAGCGTCTTCACTTCGTCCATGTCGCGCCGCAGAACGGTGGTGGACGTGTCGGAGGCCGCCAGGTGAGCGTCGATGCGGTCGAAGTGGTCGGACAGCCGGTTGACGGCGTACCCCAGAAAGAGCATGCCCACCGCCATCAGGCCGGGCATGACGAGCTGGACGATGCTCGACTTTGCGGCCTCGTTCAGCCTCTCGCGGGTGCTGTCTTGCACGTCATCGTCCTTTTCGATCATGTCGGGCGCCTGTCGCGTCTCGCGTTGAGTTGCGCAGATGATACCCGGCCGCATTGTCCGATTGAAATGAGTGTTCTTCAGGAATTCGGGAAGGGCGCACTCGGCACCGGGCAGGTAGATCCCACATAGCGGGCCACACCCTTGGTGATTCGGACGTCATCGAGGTTGCCCGGGAAATACTCGACGCCGTTCTCTCTCGATGAGGCGATGTAAGTCCGGTAAGTGTTCGAGTTCATGCCGAAGGCATTCGTTCCTGCCAAGACACCATCGACGTAGATCCGCAGCGTTCCAGAGGCGATGGTAAGCGCGACGAAATGCCACGTGTCCGCAGTGATCGAGCCGGCGCTGAACGTACCATGACCGGACGCATACCAATTGATTGTCGGAGTCGTTCCGTTGCCAACGTAGATCGACCATCCATCATCGCCCGTTGGTTGGCGCTTGGACACGATTCCGTGCGCGCCGTCGCCCGTCAGCGAGCCGGTGAACCAGATCCAGAATTCGACCGTGCAATCCACGCCGGACAAATCCAATTTCGCGTTGTGCTCCACATATAGATTGTCCGGGGAGCCGGTTGTGAGAAGCGAGCCCGTTCCGAATTCCTTATTCGAGGTATCGACCTGAGCGGAGCCGGTTGGCGTTACCGTGAATGCATTCGAACTAGAGTCCGGGAAGACTGTCGCCCCACTCGCGCCATCCATGTGAAGCAGAAGGCTCACGTCCGAGAAGTATGGATCTACCCCCCCGCCCCCCTTGTATCGAATGCCGGGAATGATCATGCCGTGTCACCTCCGACCATCCATTGATCGCTACCCAGGTACGTCAGAATGATCGCCGAATTTTGCACGCGCGTGGATAGACTTCCCGCCGTGTTGAGAGTCACGCCAGTATCCGCAGTCAGCGTAGTCTGTCCGGCCCCGAGCTGGATGATCTGGATAATCGTCCCGGTGAGCCAGGCGACGGTCGCGCTCTTGGTGACGAGAACGTCATTCGGAACGGCGTTGTTCATCGTCACGATACCCTGCGAGCTGGACGCCGTGGGGGCATCGGTCAGCGCGAGCGAATATGACGTTCCGGTTTGCGGGTTGACGGCCGGCGGACTTCCACCACCACCACCACCTCCGGCCGCCCACTTGACGCCATCGGGTTGTGTGCTGTCCGCCATCAGAACGTAGCCGTCCGTTCCGACAGGGATCCGAACCGATGCGCCACCCGCATCGCCCACGATGAGGTCGCCCTTCGTCGTGATGGGGCTGATCAGCCAGGGCGCAGTCTCCCAGGACACACCATCGGCCGCGCCGCTGTTGGCGGCTAGAACCTGGCCGTCCGTGCCAACGGCTAGGCGCGAGGCCGCGCCTCCAGCGATCGCCGCGATCAGGTCGCCCTTCGTGGTGAGCGGACTCACGAGCCACGGCGGAACCTCCCACTTCACGCCATCCGGCTGGGTGCTGTCGGCGGACAGAACATCCCCGTCAGCGCCAACGGCCAGGCGGGCAGGCGTCCCGCCGGCCGCCCCCGCGATGAGGTCGCCCTTCGCCGTCATCGGGTTCACGAAGGCCCCGGATCCTTGAGCGAACAGGGCCGCAGTCCCGGCCGTGAGAAAGTTGTTCGCGAAGTCACCAGCGGCCCAATTCAGGGCCGTCGTCCCCTCCTGCGCCCGCGTCACGGTCAGCGTGTCGGCCGTCCGTGCGGTGCAATGCAGGATCTCGTAGATCGTTCCCGATGCCGCGTCCGTCAGCGTCAGGGTGAACAAGTCGCCGCCGGTCGGGTTCGGGAACAGCGCGCCCGTACCCGCCGACAGAATAACGGTCGTGTCCGTGGTGGCGAGCGGAGCGGCGAGTGTGGATTTCGCGTTGTTCGCGAACAGGTAGACGGTCATTCTTGTCGCGGCTTAGAAGCCGATCCAGGTGATTTTGTCGGAGGTGTTCGCGCCGATCAGGTAAAGCTGATTCAGGTTCGGCGCGGCCAGCGTCACCGAGTCGCCAGGTTCGAGAACAAAGCCCGATCCCGCCGTGACGCCGGAAGGGCCGATCTCGACGGGTGCGGCGTTCGTGCTCGGCGCCTTCATCGTGACGGGGCCGTAAGAGAAGGCCACCGAGGGAAGTGCGGCGGCCGAGGTGGTGGTGGCCTGCTGGCCCGTTTTGACTGCCATGATGGATCCTTTTGAGGGTGAGGGCCTAGTATCCGACCGCGATCCAGGAAATTTGATTTGCGTTCACGCGGACGTGGAAGTTCGCGGTGGTGAATCCATCCACGTTCAAAGCGGAGCCCTGATTGTTGCAGGACACGACGACAGCCAGGCACGCATTCGGGAAGGCGTGAGGGAAGGTCGGATAGGTGTCCGTGTTCGGGGAAATCGAGCGCGTTCCGGCCTGGATGTAGAGGCCCGTTCCGGCTCCGCCGGAGCCCGGCAGGCCCTGGAATCCGGGTTGCGCCAGGCCCAGGTATGGGGGCGCGAATTCCGCGACGTCGATGGCGCCCACTTGCGCCGCCGTGTAGTCGCCCGCCTGAGGAACGACGGCGCCGGAGCGTCCCTTGAAGCTGGTGACGGCGGCGGCGGCCCACGAGATCACGCCACCGATGAAGGCGAGAACGGAGCCCGCGACGGTCGGAGCCGGGACGAATCCCGTCGTCCCCGGCGCGGTCTGAACGAGGAGATCGTTCGCCAGGCCGCCCGCGATGCTGCCCGCCGTGCCGGAGGCCGGATTGCAGAGCACGTAGGCCCCCAGGAGGGCCGACCAGACGATAAGGCAGGGGAAGCCCGCCGCCGGGATATCGTCCGCGTTCAGCGCCGATCCGCCGTACTTCACGAGCGCATGAGCGGGAAGGGTTGTCGTCCCGAGGGTGAGCGTAAGCGTCACCGGGCCGGTGTTGGC